CACCAGCAGTAGTGAAGAAATCAAGGATTTCTGAACGGTATGCTGAAGGAACCCAAGCCATTTCGGTGTTACGAACCTTTGGACCAACGGTTACAGTGAAGTCGTCACCTACAGGGAACTGATAGTAGATACGGTCAAGTTCTACAGTATCACCAGTAGTTTCTGCCTTATCCAGTTTGAACAGGGAAGAACTTGAACCAAAAGGTAGTTCACTGAAGTTACCAGCACGAAGACGGGTACGGAGTAGGTCACGACCAGTAAATGAGGTATCAAAGTTCAGACGAACATCATAATTGAATGAGGTTCCATCTGCCTTAGTACCACGACTTTCGTAACCAGGAACACCACCGAGAACAAAGTTTACCTCACCATTCAGTTTGGTAGTGGTGGAGAATTGCTGTGCTTCAAGAACACCAACCTTAGTCTCTAGACCATCTACACGGGCACGAAGAACAATCAGTTCTGCCTTGAATTCTTCCTGAAGTTTACGAATTTCATCGGTGACTTCAGTTACACGGTCAAGGCAAGCATTGAAGAGTGCTGCTGCTTCATAACGGGTCATTGCCTTACCGCCACCAAAAGTGCCGTTAGGATAACCAGCAACGCAACCGTAACGTTCTACAAGATTGCTAAGTGCCTGATATGCCCAATCTGTAGGTTGAACATCAGAGAATTGATTGATACTTGTAACTTGCTCTGAGGTTGAATACTGATTTACTCCTTCCATATTGAGTTCTGCGGCAGTCGCAGAGGGAGCAATCAGACCAACAGCAACAGGTGCAAGCATCAGTTGTTGAAATAGTTTCATAAATTTTTTTGTTTTAGTACTAAACGACATTCTTGGGTCAATCCCAAGAATATATTTAGCATATAACATTTTAAACTATTTGTCAACCAATTTCATAAAATTCCAAAAGGAAGAGATCCTAATCCTCTACCACCAAGAAGAGGTGATGGTCTTGGAGGAGTGACATTTTGTCTTTCTTTCTTTTCTGCTTTCAATTCCAACTCATAAATTCTTTCTTCCATAACTTCAATAGAAGCATGAAGATTGGTTAGATAATCAATCAATGATTCTCTATCATCTACTATCTTTTCAATCTCTTCACGAAGTTCTTTTTCTTTCTTTTCAACTTCAAGCTGGTCGGCATCAATTAAATTATTTTTTGCCATATAATAATCGGCAATAGCACGGGCATCATTTAAGTCTATACCCTCAAGTTCAGAAGATGTTGTATCAACTACTTCTTCAGTTTCTTCTTCAGCATAAGTTATTTGATGAATAACTTCTGTTCTTCTTTCCTCTTCCATTAGACCTCTGGATAATCAAATAACATTTCTGAGATGTATTTATTTGCGAACTCGTCACCAAAAATACTTTTTAAAACTCTAAAAGTCTTATCATTTTTTCTTTGCTTTTCACAGTAATACTTGTGACCCTCATAATTTTTCTGTACATTATCAAAATTTGGTTGAGTAATATTTGAAATAGCACAATGATAATTCAAATAAGTGAAAGCAACATTTACAAACTTTTGATATTCATCTTCTGTTGGTCTTACGAAAACACAATACTTTGAAAAGACATCTCCCCACTCGGGCATTTTTTTATCTTCCTTGAATTCTTCATTAACAATATCAAGTATATCATATGAACTAGGAAGAGTTCTGTCTTCACGAATAGAACTAATGTCTACAATAGCAGCACCCACAGCTTTTGGAGATGCTACAATATCTGCACCAAAGATTGGAATATCATACTCATATCTTGGGTACATATTTGTGTGAAGAATGTTTAGTCCAGATTTCATTTTTGCTACTTCCAAATGAATTTTTCTGAACTTTTCAGTCTCCCACATATAATTTTCAATTTCAACTTTCTCATCATCAGTTGAGTGTTCAATCTCTCTGAACTCTTCTGGAACTTCAATAGGAACTAATTCCAGATGTTCACTCCAAGATTTAAGAATTGATTCAGACAGATTAGTAATAAGTGGGTGTAAATTTTCCATATTTAAAACAAAGAATTTAAAACAAGTGTGTTATATTTTTTATTATCTCCCTTTTCCCAAACATATCCCTTTAGAAACATAATCCAATTAATAGAATCTTCAAACTCATCAGTATATAATTTTCCCCAAACATTATCGTCATGATATTCTTCAACTTCAATATAAACTGGAACTTTTCTAATGTAATAATGTAATTTATCTCTTGCTCTTATCGCATAATCTTTTTCACTTTCAATATTTAGAGATGGTGAATGAATACCAGAAAGAATTATTTTTTTCTTAAGGTATACTCCCATCCCCAAATTTATTATACCCTCAAAAGAAGAACCGTCAAATACCTCAAGAACTCTGCTTATTTGGTATTTGTACATAAGGAATTATTTACTCCCTAAACATATATTTAACAACGTTTACTGTTTCATCGGATACACATTTCATTTTTTCAACGATTTCTGGAGAAATCAGTTCTGGATGATACCACCAATCTTCAAATGGACTATTATCATTTGGTGAAACATTTGCGACAAGCATTTCATATCCCATAAGTTTCAGATACTTTCTTGACTTATCACGATAAGAACCAGTCATATCTACATAATGGTCATGTTCATATGTAATGATTCCAAATCTATACTTATCGAATGGCATAGCAAGTAAGCATTCAAAAGTAACTCTTGAGGGTTCAACATCCAATTGTAAATAATCAAAGTCAGTTCCCTTATCAAATTTATCTAGAAGTTTTAGATAATCAATCTTGGTCGCATCTTCACAGATAATTTGGTTGTTTCTTTCTCTTTCAAATTGAGCACAAAGGTCAGGAAGAATTTCAATTGAGATACCGTCCCATCCATATTCTGTCTCAAGCAATGCTGTATTGTTTTGATAGAAAGGTTGTTGAGCACCAATCTCAAGATACAAACCATTTCTCTTACCATTTGTAGCAGCAAGAATAAACATATCTTGAAATGCCTGAGAATGATTTTTCTCAATATTTTCAGAACCATCAAACTTAAAATTAAGTTTTTCGTGCTTATTCTTCTGATACTTAATCACCTCTTCTGGAATATGCCCAGAACCCATCTGCATTAGATTGTTTTGAACAAGATTATAATGTTGTTCATCAAGTTCATAATTATTCTTGAGGTCTTGAAGAAGTGCTCTTGATTCATCACCTTTTCCCCATGACCAAGCAGCAAGTGACTTTTCAAAAATTAGACCATACTTTCCTGGATACTCAACATTTGTATGGAGTGGTTGACAATCAAAATCGCAGAATTGTAATGCCCACTGACATAGAATATAACAATCTTGCCACCACTGACGTTTTTCACAGAATCTAGCAAGAAGATAATAAGCTTCAGGTCTTGTAGGCATTACACATAATGCTTGCTGCAATAGACCTTTTGCTGTTGCGTCTCTAGTTCCTTGCCTATCATAAGCATTAGAAGCATGAATTAATGCCTCATAAGCAAGCAAATCATCATCAGTTCTTTCAGCGCATCTTAAAAAGTATGAAAGTGCTGCTGAATTATGCCTTTCATTTTCATACCAGATTCCAAGATTAAAATTATGCTCTGGATTTTCTGGGTCCAGGGCATACTTTGTAAGTAGTGTTTCTAATTCTGTTTTTCCAGAAAAGTCAATTGGAGTAACATCCAATTCTCTTGGTTCATTTATTTCTCTAATTTCAAAAGTCTTTCCCATAAGTTCCTCAATTGTTTTATGAATGCCTTTATCTTTCCACCAATTTATAATGAAGTCGTGAGTAAAGTAATGATTTCTTTTTTGCCCATCTTTTACATCACCATCATCACCTTCAAATGTTGAGGTAAAATTAATATTCTCTACAAAAAGTGGAATTGTATAGCATTTATGTGTACTGGCAAATAGTATATTTTCTATAAGAGGCATTACTTCAGCATCTTTTAATTCAAGATGATAAGTATCACCAACAATATAATTATCTATAATAAATTTAGCATAGTCTCTTTTGACAATATAAGCAGTTGCTGCCCAATCATCCCAGTATCTTCCACGAATTTTAACATCCTCAAATTCACCACGAATACAAAGTAACTGAACACAATCCCAATCTTCAGGAAGATTTTCTATAAGTTCATTCCAAGTAAAGTTCCAATAATCGACAGTATCAAAACTTAAATCATCTTCACAGAAAAATCCATACTCTTGGTCTGTAGTTTCATACCAATCCTTAATTGCTTTTAAGTGAGAAACACAGCAACCTTTTGTACCATCATTTAATTGATAAACATACTTACCTGTTACTACATCATCACACTCGGAAAATCTTTTAGAAATGATTGAACGAATATCTTCAACACCATGACTGCTTAGAGTTTCTTCAATATTTTTTTGTCTTTCTTTACTTTCTTCTAGACTTACATAATAAACTGTTTTTAAACCACTGAGTTTTTTAACTTTCTCTTTTCGGAAAGCATAGTAATTTTGTCCATCCATATTTTGAAGTTCCCACTCGTAAATTCTTTCAATATAATAATCATCAAGATCAGAAAATAGTCTTTCATTTTCTTGAACGTTCATTTTCGCAAGAAGATATTCATAGTTCCATCTATCTGCATCAGATGTATTTGGATCAGAAATTTTTCTCTTTACATTTTCGATATTATTATCATCCGAATCTTCACCGTATCCTTCAAAATTTTCATAACGTTTTTTATCTGGGTGAGGTATATGTATTAAAGTATGATTTTGTTCTAATTTTTTACACTCAAGACCCATCATAGTAAGTCTTTTTGTCATTTGATCATCTTCAAAAGCATAATACTTACCCATTCTTTCATCATAACCACCAACCTTCCAATAGTTTTCTCTAGTGACAAAACAAAGTCCTGTTAAAAATTTAAAGTATGGGCTGTATGAATGGGCATATTTCATTAACTCCCCAACGTCCATCCCATAAAAATTAACGGCATATGCCCCCAAATTTTCATCCCAATATTCATGTTTACACTCATACGAGTCTTGACCACATAAGAAAGAATTATTATCAATTAGATAACTTTCAAAAAATGGAAAATATGGATTGATAATATAATCACAATCAAGTTTAAGAATATAATCTCCAGTGGCAAGACTAGCTGCCAAATTTAATGGTTGTGGTTGGTTAAAATACTTTTCGTTTTCTACACGAATGATTTTAATTCTTTTATCTAACTTTGTAAGATGGTTGATTGGTTCATCAGAACTCCAATCAACAATAATAATTTCTTTAATTTCATCAAATGCCAACCAAGAATTCAAAGAAACTCTTAAAGCATCATAACGATTTTTACAGGCACAAATTACTGATACATTCATAGTGAAATCCAATGAGGCAATCTTAATTCTTTAGAGTCTAAATGTAAGTAGTCGGATGAAAACCAATTTTTAGGACAAATAGTTTTTTCACTCTTTGCCAACCAAGATCCCCACCAACTATATGAACTGTTAGCAATAATATGATAGTTACAAAGAGACATTAAACACAAATCAATGTAAGTATTATTACTTTTCATCATTATAAATCTATTACTATTAAAAATATTTTGAGACTCACACCATTCAATATCATCTGAAAATACTAAAACTGGAATTGAACAATCAAATTGAGACAAAGAATTTTCATAATATTCCAAAGAAAGAGTATTTAAAACAGAAGATTCTAGATAATCTGTCCTTCTTATATGTAGTGCTATAGTTTTTGACTCAGAAAATATTTCATTAAAATAAGATTTACATATTTTACTATAATTTGATTTGAAAGTAAATATTTTCCGAAGATCATTTTCTACATTTTTAAAATAATTATAATTTTGGAAAAATCCAAAAATACTTTTATTATCATGATTTGTATTAAAAAATTGATTATCAAAATTAGTATTTAAAAGATTGTCCCACTGATCATGATTATTTAAAATCAATACAGTATGATTATCTTTAATTGTAACTTCATTCCCCAGATTATGTGCTCCTACAAAATCTGGATTATAATAAGATTTAATTTTATTTGGTATATTAAAGCATTTGTATAATTCCAAATTCGTTTTACCTATTGAAAAATCAATTCCATGTTTTTTCGATATTCCAACCAAAGCAGCATATTGGAACATTTGATTTCCAAGTCTTCCAAGATACCCAAGATGAGGAAAAGTAATCATTGCCCTAAAAATTTATACAAACAAAGACCAACAGAATCAGAACTTTGAACTCCTTCCAAAATTTCAACAGGTTGCCAAACTAAAGAATTAGATTCAATATACCTTCTAATTTTTAATGATTTTGTAGAAGTTTGCCCATCATATTTTCTAGGAACTACTTCCCAATCATGCATCGAAAAATAGCATCCTGGTTGAATATATTTTTCTAAAGCAATAATATCTCTCATAGCAACATCAGGATCTTCTGGTCCATCAAAAAATAGATAATCAATTTTTATATTATTTTCAATAAGATATAAAATTAACTCATTAGAATAAATTGGTCTATAATCTACATTTTTTTGCTTTTCTAGAAATTCTTCAGATGGACCTCTTCCGGGATCGCAAGAATAAACTTTTCCAAGAGATTTACATTTTTTCATTCCCTCAGAAATATAATAAGTTCCTCCACCAGTTCCACATCCTATATCCAGGACATTACTTGGTTTTATAATTTCAGATACCCAAGTATATAATTTATATCTTTCATAAGGAAGCATTTCAACTCCAGGATATATTTCCTCCAAATTATAATTAAGTTCTGGATTAATGTGCCAAGTAAATCTTTCTGTATTCTTACAGTGAATATGAAGATTTGCTAGTGGATATTTTTCTCCATTCTTTTCAACATATGGTTTGGTATTTACAATCATAGGAGTTAAAATACCCTCACCAATTTCTCTACCAACGACATGGTGATTTCCATACCACCCAGGAGGATGCCCATTATTTGTTCCCCCTAGATATTGACCATAAGATGAAGGGTCAAATACGATTCCATTTTCATTTGGAAATACATCCAATCTCTTTATTAGATCAGGTCTTCTTTTATAAATTCCTCCAAGAAGTTGCATTTCATTTGGCATGATTGATGCATATTCTTTTTGTTTTTGTTCATCAAACACTATTTCACACAGAATATTACAAATCTCATCTATCTTATTAATATCTCCAAATTTTGAAAACCCAAATACTACTTCATCTTCTGTATGGTATGTAATGGATAATCCATCAGAATCATTTATTAAATGTTCAAATTTTGAAGAGGGTTCAAATAGTAAAACATCAGAATCAAAATGATAGCAATTTTTTAAATTCAAATATTTTATGCAATCTCTCACAAGAAAAACTCTAAAAATTGATGTTCTCCAAAGAACATTATCATCTTCACTAAACAAACTCATATTTAAAACTTTTAAAGTTTGTTCAGATGCTATATCATAAATTTTTAAAATTTCTACACCATCAATTTCTATACTTTGATCTGTAATCAAAATCAATCTAGCAGAAGGTTCTACTTCATAAATGCTTCTAAAAGAATCTATGAGATAAGAAGGAACTTTTCCTAAATGGCAATGGACGTAATTTGACATAATTAATGACTCGTAATTTTCTCGTAAATATGCATGGCAAGATACAAAATCAAGATTTTTATCTAACAAATTTAAATCTGGAAGATAAGAAATATTTTCCCAAAACAATTGTCTTTCTTCACACATTTCAGGATGATTAATAATAATATAGTTAGAATATAAATCCCATTCACTTAAAGAAGAAATTTCATTATAATCTATAGAACTTAAAACACAATCAAAAAATGAATTAGACTTAAAACGTTTTTTAACATTTTCTATCATCTCATTTAATATGTTTTTATTAAAAATCATATGATGAGAAATAGTTGAAAATCCGATTGTTTTTTCTAATCCTAATATTTTTTTGATTGAAGTTATATAAGGAAGATGATATTCATCTGCTACACAATAATAAAATTTATTAGGATCAAATAAAATAGGTTTAAGAAATATTGTATCAGAATCAACAATTACATATGAATCTGTTAGTTGAGGAATAACTTTTGCAGAAAATAATTTTAAAAATTGCTGATAAATCCAACCACTTCTGTAAGAATACTGTGGATTATAATACTCAAAATTTTTTACTATTTTTTGAATATCAATATATTCTTTATAATTATTTTCTGGAATATAAGTTATTCCTTTAATATTTGGATTTTTATTTGATACAACATAAATGTTATTCAGATTAAAAATATTCTTTTTAATCCCGTCTATACATAAACCTAATGAATGAAAATCTTTTTCATGACAAGGAATTAAGCAGTCAAGTTTGATCATTTATATAAGTCCAAAGTTTTTCTCTTCCAGATACTGTAACTTCATGATAATCATATTTTGTTAACAAGTTTTCAATAAGATCTACAGAAGGAATATCTCCATCAATAAGACCATATTCAAATTGAACAAAAGTTATCTTTTTTTGCTCCAAAAGTTTTTTTGCCCCAAGAAGTATTTTATACTCTGCTCCTTCAGTGTCAATTTTTAGATAATCAATTTTATCTAGTTGATACTCTTGAAAAAGAGTATCAAGTTTTTTACATTCAACTTCCTTAAGATTTAATGGTTCACCTTTAAAATCTTCCCTAATATAAAAACTAGAAAGAACATGTCTCTGACCGGGAAAGAATAAAAATTCTGATCCATCTTTATCTGATAAAGCAATCTTTAAAAGATCAACTCTGCTATCATTACCCCATCTTTCTTCAAATTTCTCCCAATGCATAGGTTCTATTGCTATGCATTTTGATTGAGGAAACTTTTCCAAAAAAAGAAAAGTAAAATCATCATTCCAATTTTCAATCCATTCAACATTTCCCATTTCAATAATAGGGTTAATATTACACCCCACATCAAACACAACTGGGTTATTTGGTAAGTAATTTAACACACTTTGAATGCATTGCCTATAATCAAAGCTCATAGTTGTGAATTTTCAATAAGTGATACTTCTTTTTCACCAGAATTAAATAGGTGCTTTATATTATACTTTTTAAGAGGAAAAAACTTACAGGAAAGAGGTCTATTTCTTTCTGGTGTATCTTGCCAATCTTTTTCTTGTGGTGAGCTATTAGTTATCAGTATAAACTTAAAGTTATTTACAACCTCATCTAAAAATGCAGTTATTTCTTCATTTCTCCAATGTTGCAAAACATCTTTTATGAGCAAAAGATCACCTTTATTTTTATAAAATTTTTCAGTATCTTTTAAATATAAAAATTTTATATTATCACTCTTATAATCTTTATTGTTATTATCAATAACTGATTTTACTACATCTACACCAGTATATTTAACAGAAGACCAATCAATTAGTCTACTAAATGTCCAATCTCCACATCCAAAATCATACACTCTTTTAATATTTTTTTCAATAAGAAATTTCTGTAGAAATTCTCTATATTCAATTGTGTTTTGTGGTAAAGATCCTCCACCACTTCCACATTCACCACCCCATCCACCACCGGCATAGATTTTACTAAAATGCTCATGATGATCACTAAAATTTGTCATTTAAATTCTCCTATTAACTTACAATAAATTTCCAAACTAATTCTTTATTTACTCTTAAAAGATATGAAGCATTATCCTGAAATCCAAAGGTAATCAAATAATCTTCTTTGTATTCCGTCATACCAACAGCAAATTCAATCTCTCCTTCTAAAAAGGAAAACTGTGGAGATACTTGAACAATATCCCAGTCCTTATCCCAGACAATAAATCTATGTCTGTAAATTCCATCCTTACGGTCTTGTTCACTACGAGTTAAATAAGTCTCGTGACATAATGTAATATGACCTTCACCAAAAGGAAGAACTTGAGAACCTCCACGTAAATCAATACATCCCAAATCTTTCCAGTGCTTTAAAGCAACTTGTTTCGTAGTATTGGTTTCAATATCATAATGGACTACTTCTGTACCATTTGTCCACTTAACAAAGTGATAAGGCATATCTATAATAGGCATCCAATTCTTTTCACAATAAGAATCATTTGCTCCTGGAGTTGGAATACGGTGTTGAGATATTTCTTTTACATATCCATTATTAATTTCTAGTTCTGATAGTTCCATTCTACCAGTTCCAATAGTATCTAGGTCTCTTCTTACCCCACAAATATAAAGTTTACCATCCCAACGAACAATACGAGCATCTTCTAATCCAACAAATTCCCATAGTTCTTTATCAGGGAAGTTGGAAGTATCAATGTGATGATACCATTTTAGTTGCATATTTTCATCATACTCGCACATAATATTCTTTGTACGAAGCTTCCAATCATTCTCGGGATGAATATAAACTAAAGGACCCCAAGGATGTTCGTATTTTTTCTTTTCCGAATGATATAAAGTATAATTGATATTCCTTAAATTAACTAATATTTTATCTCCATCCAAATAAATTGATGGATTAGTTAAAGATGGTCCTTTTAGATCAGAGGAAGGAATGAGTAGTGGATGTATTGAACCACCATTTTCTATACAATGTTTTACAAAGTTCATATGGAATTATAAAGTTCTTATTATCTATAAGGATTTAAAAAGTATTATTAACCTTTCATCCTGGACAAACCTAGTCTACTCATATTTTTATATCTTGTCAATACCCAAGTATTTCTTAAGAACTTCAATTTGTATTTGCTGCTCCTTTACAGCTTCTATAAGAACTGCTATGATACCATTGTAATTAACTGTCTTTGTATTATTTTCGGTAACTAATTCAGGTAGAACTTGTTCAATTTCTTGAGCAATAACTCCTAAAGATGGATTATTATTATCTTTCCATCTGAATTTGACACCATTAATATTTTCAATTATTTCAATTGCATTTTCAATCTTGTTAATATCTTTTTTCTGAGTTATATCAGATAGTGAATTGAATATAGTCGCAGATAAAGTTCCAGAGGAAGGATTATATTCAAGTTTTGTAGATGATGTATTAACAGCAGTAATTGTTCCGGAAGTTTGATCACCAAAAAGAACATATCGAGTTGAGTTTGTAGAAGTGTCATTTGTTACATTAATTGCTGATCCAGTTCCAGCAGCACCTTGATTTCCTTGATTACTTAAACCTTGGAGACCCTGAGCACCTTGTCTTCCTTGGGCACCCTGAGCACCTTGTCTTCCTTGGTTACCTTGGTTACCTTGAAGACCTTGAGCACCTTGTCTTCCTTGGTTACCTTGGTTACCTTGAAGACCCTGATTGCCTTGGAGACCTTGATTACCCTGACTTCCTATACCTTGGTTACCTTGTACTCCTTGATTACCTTGATTTCCTTGAAGACCTTGATTTCCTTGTCTTCCTTGAGCACCCTGAGCACCTTGTCTTCCTTGGTTACCTTGGTTACCTTGAAGACCCTGATTGCCCTGAAGACCCTGATTGCCCTGACTTCCTATACCTTGGTTACCTTGTACTCCTTGATTACCTTGATTTCCTTGATTACCTTGTACTCCTTGATTCCCTTGACTTCCTATACCCTGACTACCTTGCAATCCTTGATTACCTTGATTTCCTTGAAGACCTTGATTTCCTTGTCTTCCTTGGGAACCCTGAGCACCTTGTCTTCCTTGGTTACCTTGATTTCCTTGTAATCCTTGGTTACCTTGATTTCCTTGATTACCTTGGAGACCTTGATTTCCTTGATTACCTTGGAGACCTTGATTTCCTTGATTACCTTGGAGACCTTGATTTCCTTGATTTCCTTGATTGCCTTGTAAACCTTGATTACCTTGAACACCTTGATTACTTAATCCTTGGTTTCCTTGTCTTCCTTGGGCACCCTGAGCACCTTGTCTTCCTTGGTTACCTTGATTTCCTTGTAATCCTTGGTTACCTTGATTTCCTTGATTACCTTGGAGACCTTGATTTCCTTGGATACCTTGGTTACCTTGATTTCCTTGATTTCCTTGGAGACCTTGATTTCCTTGATTACCTTGGATACCTTGGTTACCTTGATTTCCTTGATTTCCTTGGAGACCTTGATTTCCTTGATTACCTTGGAGACCTTGGTTACCCTGATTTCCTTGATTACCTTGAACACCTTGATTACTTAATCCTTGGTTTCCTTGGACCCCCTGGTTACCTTGTCTTCCTTGTGTTCCCTGAAGACCCTGATTACCTTGTCTTCCTTGTAATCCCTGAAGACCTTGGTTTCCTTGGTTACCTTGTAATCCTTGATTGCCTTGGTTACCTTGATTTCCTTGGAGTCCTTGATTACCTTGGAGTCCTTGATTTCCTTGGTTACCTTGGAGTCCTTGATTTCCTTGGTTACCTTGGAGTCCTTGATTTCCTTGATTACCTTGTAAACCTTGGTTACCTTGATTACCTTGGAGACCTTGAACTCCAGACTTAGTAAATGTAATTGCTAACTCAAGATTATTTGCTGGAAGTGTTCCTGAAATATGAGTTACTGGAATCTTGTAATACCCTGCTGCTACCGTAACTGTTCCAGTTACCCTAAAGACATTAACTGTATTTTGAGAACTGTTAGCAGAAGTTATGTATAAGTAACCTCTATCACTAAAAATAGTATCATCCCAAGTATCATACCAACCAGTTTGAGTATTTCCAAGTGAATCTAAGTTGTCAATATAAATTTGTGTTACAGATCCAATAGTCGCATTATTATATCTTAAGACTCCATTTCCTGGATCAGCATCAGTAACTGTAGTTGAGAATGTATAAGGAACTCCACCACGGTTACCAATGTTTCCTTGGAGTCCTTGTAAACCTTGTAAACCTTGATTTCCTTGGAGACCTTGGTTTCCTTGGTTACCTTGTAAACCTTGATTACCTTGATTACCTTGGTTGCCTTGTAGACCTTGATTACCTTGTCTTCCTTGGAGACCTTGGAGACCCTGATTTCCTTGGTTACCTTGGAGTCCTTGATTACCTTGATTACCCTGATTTCCTTGGAGACCTTGGTTACCTTGTCTTCCTTGGAGACCTTGGAGACCTTGATTTCCTTGGTTACCTTGTAATCCTTGATTTCCTTGGAGACCTTGATTACCTTGAACACCTTGAGTTCCTGATAAGGAATAACTTAAGAAAACTCCTTCACCATTTGTTAAACTTCCATTTGAACTTATTAATGAAATTTGAAGACTTGACCATCCAGCACTACCTGAAGATTGAGTAGTTATATTTTGTAGTTCATATAATCCATATCTTGAGGGATCACCTGTTGCTTGTAACTTAATTAGACCTCTCTTATTAGGAGATCCATAAGTTTGTAGTAAACTGTAAAGTGTGGATAGGTCAGTTAGATAACGATCTTGGTGATCGACAAAAATTTGTGTAGCAGTACTTAATGATCCATTAAGTCTTAAAAATGTGCTTCCTGGATCTGCTTGTGTTGTAGTTGAAGAATAGAAATATTCAAGAGTATTTTCAGCATTAATTCCAGTTATACCTTGATTACCTTGATTACCTTGTAATCCTTGATTTCCTTGTCTTCCTTGTGTTCCTTGTAATCCCTGGTTTCCTTGGTTACCTTGGAGACCTTGATTTCCTTGATTGCCTTGTAACCCTTGATTACCTTGGAGACCTTGATTTCCTTGATTACCTTGAAGTCCCTGATTTCCTTGATTACCTTGTAAACCTTGGTTACCTTGTCTTCCTTGGGTTCCTTGTAATCCTTGATTACCTTGATTGCCTTGTAACCCTTGATTACCTTGGAGACCTTGATTTCCTTGATTACCTTGGAGTCCTTGATTTCCTTGGTTACCTTGTAAACCTTGGTTACCTTGTCTTCCTTGGGTTCCTTGTAATCCTTGATTACCTTGATTACCTTGTAGACCTTGATTACCCTGTAAACCTTGATTTCCTTGGTTACCTTGGAGTCCTTGATTTCCTTGGTTACCTTGTACTCCCTGAACTCCAGATTTAGTAAATGTAATTGCTAACTCAAGATTATTTGCTGGAAGTGTTCCTGAAATATGAGTTACTGGAATTCTATAATATCCTGTTGCTGCTGTTACTGAACCTGTAATTTGGAATACGTTTACTGTATTTTGAGAACTGTTAGCAGAAGTAATATACAAATATCCTCTGTTACTAAAAACAGTATCATCCCAAGTATCATACCAACCAGTTTGATTGTTACCTAAAGAATCAATATTATCAATATAAATCTGAGTTACAGATCCAATAGTCGCATTATTATATCTTAAGACTCCATTTCCTGGATCAGCATCAGTAACTGTAGTTGAGAATGTATAAGGAACTCCACCACGGTTGCCAATGTTTCCTTGGAGACCCTGTAGACCTTGGTTTCCTTGGAGACCTTGGTTTCCTTGGTTACCTTGTAAACCTTGATTACCTTGATTACCTTGATTACCTTGTAATCCTTGATTACCTTGGAGACCTTGATTTCCTTGCCTTCCTTGATTTCCTTGGAGACCCTGATTACCTTGATTACCTTGTAAACCTTGATTGCCTTGGTTACCTTGGTTACCTTGTAAACCTTGATTACCTTGTCTTCCTTGGGTTCCTTGTAATCCCTGATTACCTTGATTACCTTGTAGACCTTGATTGCCCTGTAAACCTTGGTTTCCTTGATTGCCTTGAAGACCTTGGTTTCCTTGGTTACCTTGATTGCCCTGTAATCCTTGGTTACCTTGATTACCCTGTAATCCTTGGTTACCTTGATTACCTTGGAGACCTTGATTACCTTGATTACCTTGGAGACCTTGATTACCTTGGTTACCTTGGTTACCTTGTACTCCCTGAACTCCAGATTTAGTAAATGTAATTGCTAACTCAAGATTATTTGCTGGAAGTGTCCCTGAAATATGAGTTACTGGAATTCTATAATATCCTGTTGCTGCTGTTACTGGACCAGTAACTCTAAAGACATTAACTGTATTTTGAGAACTGTTAGCAGAAGTTATGTATAAGTAACCTCTATCTGAAAAAACAGTATCATCCCAAGTATCATACCAACCAGTTTGGGTGTTACCTAAAGAATCAAGGTTATCAATATAAATTTGTGTTACTGATGAAATAGTTGCATTATTATATCTCAGAATACCATTTCCTGGATCAGCATCAGTAACTGTAGTTGAGAATGTATAAGGAACTCCACCACGGTTACCAATGTTTCCTTGGAGACCCTGTAGACCTTGGTTTCCTTGGAGACCTTGATTACCTTGTCTTCCTTGATTACCTTGGAGACCTTGGTTTCCTTGGTTACCTTGTAAGCCTTGATTTCCCTGATTACCTTGGAGTCCTTGATTACCTTGTAATCCTTGATTTCCTTGATTACCTTGGAGTCCTTGATTACCTTGATTACCTTGTAAACCTTGGTTACCTTGTCTTCCTTGATTACCTTGTAAACCTTGGTTTCCTTGATTGCCTTGAAGACCTTGGTTTCCCTGTCTTCCTTGGTTACCTTGGAGACCTTGATTGCCTTGTAAACCTTGATTGCCTTGATTGCCTTGGTTACCTTGTAATCCTTGGTTGCCTTGGAGGCCTTGATTACCTTGGTTTCCCTGCAATCCTTGATTGCCTTGATTTCCTTGATTTCCCTGTAAACCTTGATTCCCTTGTAATCCTTGGTTTCCTTGATTGCCTTGGAGACCTTGGTTTCCCTGTCTTCCTTGGTTACCTTGTAATCCTTGATTACCTTGATTGCCTTGGAGACCCTGATTACCTTGGTTACCTTGTAATCCTTGATTACCTTGATTTCCTTGGAGACCTTGATTACCTTGATTTCCTTGGAGACCCTGAACACCTTGAACCCCAGATTTTGAAAACCCTACTGTTAATAAGTTATTATTTGTAGGAATTGAACCAGAAATATAATCTACTGGTATTACATAGTAACCAGATTGAATTGATACTACACCATTAACTCTAAAAACATTTGCAGTAGAACTTGAACTATCAGCAGAAGTTATATAAAGATACCCTCTATCACTAAAAACAGTATCATCCCAAGTGTTATACCAACCAGTTTGATTGTTACCTAAAGAATCAAGATTATCAATATAAATTTGTGTTACAGATCCAATAGTCGCATTATTATATCTTAAGAAACCATTTCCTGGATCAGCATTAGTAGTAGAAGAACTAAAAGTGTAAGTAATTCCGCCACGATTACCAATGTTTCCTTGTAGACCTTGTAGACCTTGATTTCCTTGAAGACCTTGATTGCCCTGATTTCCCTGCAAACCTTGGTTTCCTTGATTTCCTTGGAGTCCTTGGTTTCCTTGTAATCCCTGATTACCTTGGTTTCCTTGTAATCCCTGATTACCTTGTAATCCCTGATTACCCTGTAATCCTTGGTTTCCTTGATTTCCTTGGAGTCCTTGGTTTCCTTGTCTTCCTTGATTTCCCTGTAGACCTTGGTTTCCTTGATTTCCCTGTAGACCTTGGTTTCCTTGATTACCTTGGTTACCTTGGAGTCCTTGATTACCTTGGAGACCTTGGTTACCTTGATTACCTTGGAGACCTTGATTACCTTGATTTCCTTGGAGACCTTGATTACCTTGTAATCCTTGGTTACCTTGTCTTCCTTGGAGACCTTGTAATCCCTGATTTCCCTGAAGTCCTTGATTACCTTGGAGACCTTGTAATCCTTGAACTCCAGACTTTGTGAAAAATACTGTTACTTCTTGATTATTATTTGGAAGATTACCTGTCAAATAATTAACAGGAATTGTATAATAGGTTGTATTATTTCCTATAACTCCAGTTACTTCAAATACCGCAGTTACATTTGTGGAACTATCTGCAGAAGTAATGTAGATATATCCACGATTCAGTCCTACATTTAGAATGGTGTCATCCCAAGTTTCATACCAACTACCTTGATTGATACCAAATTCATCAGTATCATCAAAATACATTTGAGTTACTGAAGAAATAGTTGCATTATTGAATCTTAATCTTCCTTGTCCTCCAGAACCTGCTGTAACTGTGGTATCAAATAAGTAAGGAATACCTCCACGATCACCAAGCATTCCTTGGAGACCTTGATTTCCTTGTAGACCTTGGAGACCTTGGTTACCTTGATTACCTTGTAAACCTTGATTTCCTTGTCTTCCTTGATTTCCCTGAAGACCTTGATTACCTTGTAATCCTTGATTGCCTTGATTACCTTGATTACCTTGTAATCCCTGATTTCCTTGGAGACCTTGGTTACCTTGATTACCTTGTAAACCTTGATTTCCTTGTCTTCCTTGATTTCCCTGAAGACCTTGATTACCTTGTAATCCTTGATTGCCTTGATTACCTTGATTACCTTGTAATCCCTGATTTCCTTGGAGACCTTGGTTACCTTGATTACCTTGTAAACCTTGATTGCCTTGATTACCTTGGTTACCTTGTAATCCCTGATTTCCTTGGAGACCTTGGTTACCTTGATTTCCTTGGAGACCTTGGTTACCTTGATTCCCCTGTAATCCTTGATTTCCTTGGAGACCCTGCAATCCTTGATTACCTTGTCTTCCTTGGAGACCTTGAAGACCTTGATTGCCTTGATTGCCCTGTAAACCTTGATTACCTTGTACGCCTTGTAAACCAGCTAAACCAAAACTTATGTAAAGTTCTTCATTATTAACAAATCCATCTCCTGCGGCAACAGCATTTCCTAATTCAAATGTGCTCCATCCAGTTTCTCCGAATACTTCTTCAGTGAGAAGAATAATTGTAAAGACATAAAAATTAGTAGGATCACCTATGGATTGAATTTTAATAAAACCTTTATTACCCGGAGATCCATATTCATTAACTAAAGTGAAAAATTCACTTAAATCAATACCATCTTTGTCTTGGTGATCAAGATATAACTCTGTTGAATTTTCAATAGTTGAATTGTTAAAACGAATAAATCCTGATCCTGGATCTGCAGATACAGTAGAAGTGCTAAACAAATATTCAAAAGTATTTCCTGCACTAACACCATCAATTCCTTGGAGACCTTGAACACCTTGTAATCCTTGATTTCCTTGGAGTCCTTGGTTACCTTGTAAACCTTGGTTACCTTGGTTGCCTTGTAGACCTTGGTTTCCTTGGAGACCCTGAAGGCCCTGATTTCCTTGGTTGCCTTGTAAACCTTGGTTTCCTTGGAGACCCTGAAGGCCCTGATTTCCTTGGTTTCCTTGTAAACCTTGGTTTCCTTGGAGACCTTGATTACCTTGGAGACCTTGATTACCCTGTAATCCTTGGTTTCCTTGGAGACCTTGATTACCTTGGAGACCTTGATTACCCTGTAATCCTTGGTTTCCTTGGAGACCCTGGAGACCCTGATTTCCTTGGTTTCCTTGTAAACCTTGATTTCCTTGGTTTCCTTGTAAACCTTGATTTCCTTGGTTGCCTTGTAAACCTTGGTTTCCTTGGTTTCCTTGGAGACCTTGATTACCTTGGAGTCCCTGGAGACCCTGATTCCCTTGGTTGCCTTGTAAACCTTGGTTTCCTTGGAGTCCCTGGAGACCCTGATTCCCTTGGTTGCCTTGTAATCCTTGGTTTCCTTGGAGACCCTGGAGACCTTGTGTTCCCTGAACACCAGATTTTGTAAAGAGTAAAGCTAATGCATCTGTATCATTTGGGAGACTTCCAGAAACATAATCAACAGGAATTCTGTGATATCCACTTTCAATTGTAATTGGAGATTTAGTTCTAAAGATATTAATAATTGTATTTTGAACATCTGCAGATACAATATACAAATATCCTCTATCACTAAATTCAGTATCATCCCAAGTATCATACCAAGCACCTTGGTTATTACCTAAAGAATCAAGATCATCAATATAAAGTTCAGTTACTTGTGTAATATCTGAGTTATTATATCTTATTAAACCTGGACCTGGATCTGAATTTGTAGTAATATTATCAAAATTATAAGGAACACCTCCACGATTTCCACTTGTACCTTGAAGTCCTTGCAATCCTTGATTGCCTTGAAGACCTTGTAATCCTTGATTGCCCTGTAAACCTTGGATACCTTGTAATCCTTGATTACCCTGTAAACCTTGGAGACCTTGTAATCCTTGGTTTCCTTGGAGTCCCTGGAGACCCTGATTTCCTTGATTACCTTGTAATCCTTGGTTTCCTTGGAGTCCCTGGAGACCCTGATTTCCTTGATTACCTTGTAATCCCTGATTTCCTTGGAGACCTTGATTTCCTTGTAGACCTTGGTTTCCTTGGAGACCTTGAAGACCTTGGAGACCTTGGAGACCTTGAAGTCCTTGTAAACCTTGATTGCCCTGTAAACCTTGATTGCCCTGTAAACCTTGGTTACCTTGGTTACCTTGGTTACCTTGTAATCCTTGGTTACCTTGTAATCCTTGATTGCCCTGGAGACCTTGGTTTCCTTGGTTACCTTGATTACCTTGTAATCCTTGATTGCCCTGGAGACCTTGGTTTCCTTGGTTACCTTGTAATCCTTGATTGCCCTGGAGACCTTGTAACCCCTGGAGACCTTGTAAGCCTTGTAAACCCTGATTACCTTGGTTGCCTTGTAAACCTTGTAACCCCTGGAGACCTTGTAAACCTTGTAAACCTTGTAAACCCTGATTACCCTGGTTTCCTTGGTTTCCCTGGAGACCTTGGTTTCCTTGGTTTCCTTGAAGACCTTGATTACCTTGGAGACCTTGGTTACCTTGATTGCCCTGTAATCCTTGATTTCCTTGGAGGCCTTGATTACCTTGGAGTCCCTGAATACCAGTTCTTACAAAGAAGAGTGAAAGAACATCAGTATCATCAGGTAATGTTCCTGAAATGTGCTCTACTGGAATAATGTAATAACCAGTAGCAGGATTTACTACAGAATTAATTCGGAATATATTTACACTTGTTCCAGATAAATTATCAGCAGATACAAAATACAAATATCCTCTATCATCTGCTTCAGTGTCATCCCAAGTATCGTACCAAGCAGTATGATCGTTACCTAAATCATCTAAATTATCAATATAAATTTCAGTGACAGCAGATATTGATGAATTATTATATGCAAAATTTCCATCACCTGGATCAGTATTTGATGTAGATGTACTAAAGACATATCTAATACCACCACGGTCTCCAATACCACCTTGAAGACCTTGAAGACCTTGAAGACCTTGATTACCTTGATTTCCCTGAACACCCTGATTACTTAATCCTTGGTTTCCTTGGAGACCTTGTGATCCAAGACCTTGCATCCCCTGAAGACCTTGAACACCTTGCTCACCTTGAACACCTTGTAGTCCTTGATTTCCTTGGAGACCTTGGTTTCCTTGATTTCCCTGAAGTCCTTGATTACCTTGGAGACCTTGATTTCCTTGTAGACCTTGATTTCCTTGTAGACCTTGTAACCCTTGTAAACCTTGAACACCTTGTAAAGCAGCATTTTGAATTGTTGCTTTTTTTAAAGTTGCTGTGCTTGTATCATAAATTAACAAATAATCATCAGGTTCAGCATCAAAAGTTAATTCTGGTTTATTAGAAATTAATGCTGGAGAAACATTTGTTAAACTAGAATTTGTTACTCCAGTTCCTAATGAAGTTTCAGATAAAACATCATTTCCATTAATTTTATATACTTTACTAGAAGGAATATTTACATTTTCACTAATTCTTATAGATGAAGTAGAATTTTGCCAAGTAATTGACTTTTGGATATTAGTTGATCCTATACCAATTCCAGCGCCATCAAGAAGAATATCAGTTGTTACTGTTCTTGCAATACCAATAAGAAAATCATTGATGCTAATTTCACCAGTTGTAACTGCAAGTTGTTCACCGTCAACAATTAAGTTTCCTTTAATTCTAACAGATCCAGTGTTATCTCCAATAACTGCTGGGTCAATAATTAATTGGGACGGTCCAGTTATTGTATCTTGTGTAAGTATAATTCCAGTACCAGCAAGTCCTGTTTGTATTTGTGATGCACTTACAATTCCTGATACATAAAGATCTGTTCCATCAAAAGTAAAATTATCAGAACCTGCAGGTTCATTTAAACTATCTTTGTAAACAACCTGACCAGCAGATCCTGCTACAGGACCAAAAGCACCTTGGAGACCTTGGAGACCTTGGAGACCTTGAACTCCTTGGAGACCTTGTAAACCTTGTAAACCTTGAAGACCTTGAACACCTTGTAATGCAGCATTTTGAATAGTATCTTTCTTTAATTGGCCATCAGTAACATCATAAAATAAGATGTAATCTGTTGCTGCAGCAGATGTATGTGTTCTATCTGAAATAATTCCTGGGTTTACATTTCTCAGATTTGAATCTGTAATTCCAAGACCAAGAGATGTTGCTGTTAATACAGTATTAACGCCAACATAATATGAATAAGTTTGACCAATTCCAACTCCAACATTAGATTGCCAAGCATCTAAATCATACTCATAATACCAAGTTTTTCTAATAGAAGTAGAACCAACTCCAACTCCAGCACCATCTAGTAACTCTGGATCTTGTTCATTTGAAGCAAGAATTAAATTCTTCTCAGTTAAAATTACATTACTTCCACTAAAAAATCCAACAGTTCCTTCATTAAATTGGAGAGGAGTATTTTTAACTACAAGGTCCCCTTCAATAAAAACAATACCTTCTTCAAAAGGAGCAATTGTAATACTTGAAGGTCCAAGAATACTTGTTTCAGTTATTGTTAATGAAGTACTAGTGTCAAATCCAGTATTAAACTGTTGAGCTGTGAGAACACCAGCAATAACTTGTCCTAAAGTAGCGTTTCCTCCTTCTGAAATAACACCCTTTACTCCAACATAACGATATCCAACAATATAAATGTTATTAGTTGTTACTCCAGTGGGAACAACATCTCCATTAAAGTTTAAAATACCTGAAGAATAATCAAAGAACCAAGTATCATTTAATCCAGCACCAGCAGCAGATAACTGAACACCACCACTATTAGGATCTCCTCTATAAATTTTAATAACGTAATCTGATCCAAACTGAGGATCAATCCAATCCCCAAGAAGTTCAGAATTAGTATTATTATGAGTCTCAAATCCAATAAATGTTCTATTACCTGAGACGGTAGAATCTACCGTCATTCTTATAGGATTTGTAGCAGAATAAACACCAACAACTCCTGTAGTTATACCAGGGGGAGCAACTGGTATTTCACTAGACTTTGCCCAAATTGTTGTATTAGGAACAACTAGAGGTGATGGAATTGCTTCCGCAAATGGAGCCTTTTTTGTTCCTGACAAAGAAGAATCTTCGGCAATACCAGTCTTAGATGCGGTATAACCGATTTTCTTTAATAGATAGTCTACCTTTTGCTCTTGAGATGCTGCCACAGATCCTACTTTCCCTTATCTTATGTATTTGAGAATGACATAGCAGTTATTGACTGCCCAGAGTTCAATTTCCAACGAATTAGAATACGATTATTTGTATCATTAGAAGATGATTCTGTACCGAAAACACAAGTGAAGTTTCCACTAGAACCAGTCATTACACCACCAGAAGAACATCCAGGTTCTGCTGATGTTGGAATACCAGCACCTCTATATGCTTGGAACATATTTGCCCAACCATTAGTACCCGACAAAGATGTAGTCCATGCTGAGTTATCAGGCATACACACCCAACAACCAGCATAAGAACCAGTCACAGAAATTCTGAACTGAGATACCTGTGACCTGATAATTTGTATTTGAAAATATTGAGAACCAGTTCTTCCTGAGGAATAATCTGGACCTACTGGCAAATATCCTGTAGAATAATTAGTTTGATCGTGCCTTAAAACAGCACCCCTGACAACTGCTTCATAAGAAGCAACTGAATTTGAGGCAACCCAAGAAGTATAAACAGGAGTTGGATTATCCCCAGTTGCTCCAGCATTTACTCTTATTGAATTTCCGGAACCAGTTCCTAAGTTTGAAACTAGTATATTATCTTCATCAATTTGAGCAGTTGTTGCGGTTGTTCCCATAATATTAACTGCTTGAGTTATAACTGCTCTCACAGTTCCAGTTCCATATGGAGTTGTTGCTGTATAAGTAGAAAATCTAGTCGCATCAGTAGTTACCGTAGTATGTAAATCTCTAGGAATTTGAGTCACTAAACAAGTAACACCAGTTCCAACACCAAAATCTTTTGCTGGGGGGTTAGTTCCTCCAGCAAAATCTGTGTAAGATTTAGTTCCACCATTTTGGAAACCAGAAGTTTGTCCACTGGATGCCAAAAATGTAGAAGAAGTATACATATCACCTGTAGCATTTTCACAGGTAATTACATAATTAAACCCATTATTTGCTGCCTGGGTATAATGAGGAACTCCTGAAGAGTATGATAAAGTTGGTGAACTTGGAGTTTCGGGTGTAGAAGCAGATAAAACGGGAGCAGCAACAGTACTTGGGTCTTCATACCAAAATGCTTTTTGAGTTTGTAATCCACCTTGTTGAATAAAAGCCTTATTAAATCCATCAGGACAAGGAGCATTTAATAATCTAGCATCATAGACTTCATAAAACAATGATGCAATTCCAGTATTTCTTGTTGAGAAAAAAGCATCTTTATCATTAGCAATTTGGAGAGAACCATAAATTCCATTATTTACTCCAGGAGAAAGAGTAGTAGTTCCAACACCTACAGCATTAACAAATCCAATTACAGTTCCAGCATCTCCTGGACCATATTCTGTAATATAATTTGAAGTAACTGTACTATCAATATTTCTGTCATATTGAGTTCCAGCAACAGGAGTTAATTCTCCATCAGTATTATTTGTGGGGGAAAACCCAGCACATAGCCTACCAGTTCCAGTTAGTGCGGTAAGAGTGAACGCAACATTTTGTATTGTAGTTGGTGGTTTTGGAACTAGTTTTCCAAGAATAAAGTTAATTTCATTCACAGAATCTTTAGTATAATCACTAGTATCAATTCCTACTGCTCCTGGTAAAAACCCTCCAGTTGGTGTTCCAATTACTTGATCCCCATAATATTCAGTGGCAGTTACAATTCCACTTGCTCTTATATCACCTTGAACTGTAAGTTTTCTATCAGGATCAGTTAATCCTAAACCTACGTTTTTAGTGTTTGGAATAAAAACAAATGTTTCTTCAACAGAAAATCCAGTAACAATTCCTGAAGTTGCAGTTAAAAATCCAATATATCTTGCTTCAGTTCCTGTAGCAACCTGAATCTTATTTGATAATACATTATCTAATGTAGAACCATCTCCATAATATGCAACAGCACTAACAATACCAGAAGAAGAAATATCTCCTGATATTATTAAATCATTTTTAATTTCAAGGTCTGAGGTAGTTAATATTCCAGTAACCTCAGCATCTCCAACTACATATAAATCCGATTTTGCAAGGGCAGTTCCTATACCAACTCTACCTGTTACTTCAAGTACAGTAGAATTATCGGTATAAGATGATATACCAATTCTTAAATTTTTAACTCTTTCGCTAAGAAATTTTGCCATCCATCAACCCTTGCATGTTCGGTATATACCGTAGATCCCGTTATATAACGGGATATTATAAAGTATTTATTCAATTAAAGGTTTCTTCTTCTGAGATTTCTTCTAAGAAATCATCTGAAGATTGATTAGACTTTTGTTTTCTTTTATTATTCCTTTCTGTTGCTTTAGTGAGTTTATTTACATTATCTGTGAGTTTTTCTACCAAAGAATTTAAAGTTGCAACTTTAGCTTCTAAAGAAATATTTTCATTAAATAACTTAAAAGTTTTTTGTTGATAAACAGATATCAAAGTCTTATAATCATCTTCTGAAATATACTTGTACTCTTCTTCTTTAGACATAAAAAAAATAGGTGTAATATTTACACCTATTTATTTGATTATTATTATTAACTTTTTTTAATTTAGAGTTTCAAGTACACTAACAATAAACTTAACGTTAGTGTTAGTGCTTCCTACAACTTTTAAACTATCACCTTGCTCAAGAACAAGTTTTCCTGCTAACAAGTTAACAGAATCATTTGCTGGAATTGGAAACTCATTGAATAACTCTGTAGTTACAGCAACTCCTGCTCTTGTTCTTACGTGAGCAACACTGATATCTTGACTTGTTGAACCAACATTTGCAGCTTGTGCCAGGAGGAGTACTCCAGTGTATCCCACTGGAGCAGTATAAATTCCTACTGGTTCTGTCGATACAATACTAGTGATTGTTCGGAATACGTTAAGGGCTAATGCCATCGGATTACTCTCCTCCTAATGCTAGAATGAATGGGGTTAAGGTTGAGAACAAGCTCTTAGAATAAGATGTTCCAGAAATTGTTCCAGTATTTTGGTTAATAATCAATCCATCACCAATCTTGAAGTTACCTGACTGGTCAGTGCTTGTGTAAACTACTAGTCCACCATTTACACTGATTGTTTGATTTTCAGGTTTAGTAACTCCACCATTCTGTGGAAGAGCACCTTTAACATCAGTTCCAGCACCAATGAATTCAAATGAAATACCAGCAGCAAGAATTCTACTTTGCTTGTAGAAGTAAACAGGCATTCCTTCAGTAACTTCATATGGAATTTGAGTATCAAATGTTACTGTTGAAACTCCAGCAGATGGTAAAGTTGCTTTAGAAACCGTATAGTATACAGGTGCCATTTCAACTGTCACTCTTGCTTGAGTTCCACCAGAAGGAGGGGCAGAGATTGAAACGGTAGGAGGAACAATAAATCCTCTACCACTAGACACAACCTCAACAGAAACAACTCTACCGTCTTCAACGGTTGCAATTGCCTGAGCAGGAACTCCCCAATCTGTAGTTGGACCTCCAAGTGTAACTTCTGGAGTATCTGTATATCCACTTCCCCCATTAGTAACATTAATCTTATTCACCTGATAATATAGTTTATCAAATACTGCAACTTGTCCATCAAATGGTCTTACTGCATTAATCTGAACAGTTCCACCAGAAGTATAATAGTGTGGGAATGGACCAGCACCAACGTTAGCAGTAAAGAAAGTGCTTGCTGCTGATACTGCTACAGTTGTAGCAGTTCCTGCGATAATTGCTTCAGTTGCAATTCCAATCAAGCTGTCAATAGTATCTTGAACATTCTGACATCCTTCTGGGGAATTATTTGATCCGGTAAGAGGATCTTCAACAAGTGAGAAGTTCTTATTATTCAGTTGATTATTAATAGCAAGTTGCATATAATCGCCAGAAGCACGGAATGCTGTTACAGTCTCTGCTTCCTCACCAACAAGAGCATCGGAGAGTGGATTTCCAAAAGCATCAAAGTAGTAGTTAGTTGCCTCAATTGTATTTGCGTTGGTGAAGTTTTCTAAGTCCTTAGAAACCGCATCAACAAAGTATCCAATATCTCTTCTACACTTAGCTTCTTGGTCAAGGAATCCACCAACATTAACAGTGACACCATCAAGTGCTGTGAGAGTTCCAATTCCGATTACAGAAGTAATAATTCCAACTCTGTTATCAACAAAGTCCTGAACATCCTGACAAGTTTCAGCATTTCCAGATCTATTATAAACAATGTCTGGAGTAGAAGCACCGTAAACAGCAGGACCAAATGATAATGTTAGATCCTTGGCATAAAGTTGATTTGTCAATGCTCTCTTCATATAATCTCCAGCAGCATCAAATGCTGTTACAGATTCTGCTCTTTCAACATCAAGACCTGGGGCAATAGGATTACCTTGCTCATCAAAGTATTGCTTAGCAAACTCAATTGAGTAAGTATTTCCACCAACAAATACATCAGTAGAAACAGCATCAACAAGATAACCAATGTCTCTAGCACACTTATAACCACCTGGGGAACTGGTAGTTCCTAACCCAACTAAATCCCCTGCCGTAGTTCCAAATCCAACAGTCTGATTGAATTCCCCAAGAGTCTGATAGAAGAATCCACTGCTGATTCCGATTGAACCATCATAAAGGGCAGCAGTATTTCCTGCTCCGATTACGGTAGTAATAATTCCAACGAGAGTTTCAATGTTGCCCTGAACATCTAGGCAAGTTTCAGCATTGCCAGAGGCATTGTAAGTTACAATTCCAACTCCACCAAAACTAGAAGGACCAAATGAGAGAGTTAGGTCTTTTCTGTAAAGTTGGTTAGTAATTGCCTTCTGCATCAATCCAGTAGAAGATTCAAATGCAGTTAGTGAAGGTAGTTCCTCACCAGCCAGACCACCTCTGATTGGGGTTCCATCGGCATTGTAATACTGCTCTGAGAATCCTCTAGAGTAGACATTACCACCAGTAAATACGTCGGTAGAAACGGCATCTACGAGGAATCCAAGGTCTCTAGCACACTTATAACCACCTGGGTTCTCAGTAGTTCCAATACCAGAAGTTCTATCGAAGATTCCAGTATTATACTCTAGACCTGAGAATGAAGCAGTGCTTCCTGCTCCAAGAGCAACTGTTACGATACCAACCAAGTTGTCAACTTCGTCCTGAACATCTAAACAAGATGCTTCATTTCCTGAAGGAAGAACAGGAATGGAAGTACCAGCACCAGCATAATATGCCTTACCTGAAGAAATGCCAACATCCTTTCTGTAAAGTTGATTAGTAAGAGCATCCTTCATAAATTCACCAGCACCTACCAATCCAATAACTGTTGGATGTACTTCATCCCCATCAATGTAAATTGCTCCACTGTTATCAAAGTACTGGAGGGTATATTCTTGAGAATACTTATTGCCAGCAATAAAGATATCGGTTGATACTGCGTCGATGAAGAAACCTACGTCTCTAGCACACTTATAACCACCTGGAGTATTTGTAGTTCCAAGACCAACAGATTGTGAGAAGTAACCATCTGTGACTGAAGGTAGAGAAGCAGTGCTTCCTGCTCCAAGAGCAACGGTTACGATACCAGCAAGAGTATCAAGATTGTCTTGAATATCAAGGCAAGCAGTTGGGTCTGTATTTGGAACGTCAGAACCGACGTTGTAGTAGGTTCCACCGATTGAAATTGTTAAGTCTGAATATGCGGCACCAACCAGTGAGTTGGTAATCGCATTCTTCATATAACCAGTTGCTGCCTCAAATACGAAGATTGATTCATTGATTTCACCATCAAGACCATTTGTGATTAATGAACCACCTTCAAAGTATTGGAATGTGAACTCTCTTGAATAGGTATTTCCACCAGTAAGAGCATCGAGTGAAATAGCATCAATGAAGAATGCTGTGTCCCTCTTACACTTATCCATTACAGCAGCAAAGTCGAACGCAGAGAATGCTGGTTCATTAACAGCATCGGTAAATGCTAGTCCAACAATAACATCCTTATTGAGTTGAATTAGACGATAAGCATCATAGAATCTTGATCTTTCGTTCTCTTCCGCATCACCTGGGAAGAAGAATGTATCATAAGCATCATATCCAACAGCAATCTCACCGATAGATCTATCAATGATTTCTTGTCTGTTCTGCTGAATGAGACGGTATGAATCGAAGAATCTATACTGCTCATCATCTCTTTCATCAAATCCTGGGTTGATTGTTGGTAGTGAAGTTGTAGTTCCAAGACCAACAGCAACGGTAGCAATTCCTACGAGGTTCTCAATGAGTGCCTGAACATCAGCACAGGATTCTGGGCTTCTGTTATCATCAGTGAGATAATCTGGAGAAATTGTAAGATCTTGTGAATTGAGTTGGTTAGTTACTGCTGCTCTGGAGAGATCTCCAAAAGCAGTAAATGCGGTAACTGATTCTGATTCTTCACCGAGGAGACCATCAGAAATTGGGTTTCCAAGGGCATCGAAGTAGCTTAGAGCAAATCCTACGGTATTCTTGTTTCCACCAGTCCATACGTCCTCTGCGAGGGCAAAGTGGAGGAATCCAAGGTCTCTAGCACACTTGAATCCACCTGGGGAACTGGTAGTTCCGATACCTGACTGGTTAAAGTATCCTTCATTTACAGCAGGTAGATTTGTGGTAGTTCCAAGTCCAACAGCAGTTGTGGTAATACCGATGAGGTTATCAATTTCATCCTGAACATCTTGGCAAGCATTAGGATTACCAGAGAGTAGAACAGGTTCTGAAGTTCCTACACCAGCATAAACTGCTGTACCTGAAGAAATGCCTACATCCTTACGGTTTAGTTGGTTAGTAATTGCCTTCTTAGCATAATCTCCAGCAGCACCGAATGCTACAACTGAAGGTGCTTCTTCTCCAAGTAATCCTTCAGCAGTTGGATTACCATTCTCATCAAAGTAGAAGAGTGAGAAGTCAACTGAGTAACTGTTACCACCAGTAAATACGTCAGTAGCAACGGCATCTACCAAGTATCCAAGGTCTCTAGCACACTTAACACCACCTGGGGAAGTTGTTCCGAGACTGATTGTATTGAGAGTTAACTTGGTGAATGGATCAGTGTTGATTACGAAGTTACCAAGATTGAGTGAAGAACCTGATGGTAGAGTTGTAGTGGTTCCAAGACCAACAGCAACGGTTACGATACCAACAAGGTTTTCAATGTTTGCCTGAACGTCGATACAAGCATTAGGATTACCAGACTTAAGAACTGGGATTGAAGTTCCTGCTCCAGCATATGATGCCTTACCTGAAGAAATTCCTACGTCCTTAGCATTGAGTTGGTTAGTTACTGCTCTCTGCATATAATCAGCAGCAGCAGAGAAGGCAACAAGTGATTGTGCCTCTTCACCAACTAATCCATTAGAGATTGGAATACCAGCACCATCGAAGTATTGGAGAACAAACTCTCTTGCATAGCTGTTACCACCAACGAATACGTCAGTAGATACGGCATCTACAAGGAAACCAATGTCTCTAGCACACTTAAATCCCCCTGGGGAACTTGTAGTTCCAACACCAGATTGTGCGAAGTATCCAAGGTTAATATCTGAAGTTACATCTCCAGCAGTGGCCTCAGTTCCAAGTCCGACAACTGAAGTAACAATACCGATAAGTGTATCAATGTTATCTTGAACGTCAAGGCAAGCAGCAGCATTTCCTGAAGGAAGAACTGGGATTGAAGATCCTGCTCCAGCATATGATGCCTTACCTGAAGAAATACCTACATCCTTAACATAAAGTTGGTTGGTAATCGCATCCTTCATATACTCACCAGCAGCAACGAATGCTGTGAATGAAGGACCTTCTTCTTCATAAAGACCGTCAGAGATTGGATTACCATTCTCATCAAAGTACTGAAGAATGAATTCTCTTGAGTAGTTATTACCACCAGTGAATACGTCAGTAGAAACAGCATCTACAAGGAAACCTACGTCTCTAGCACACTTAATTCCACCTGGAGAATAAGTGCTAACTCCAAGAGTAAGATTAAACTCACCTACATCAAGAGTATTTGTTTGTGATGGTAGGAATCCGATAGTTCCGAGTCCAACAGCAACAGTAACGATACCTACAAGAGTATCAATACTATCCTGAACATCAAGGCAAGCAGAGGCATTTCCTGATCTGAGAACTGGAACTGAAGTACCAGCACCAGCATAGTATGCCTTACCTGAAGAAATGCCAACATCCTTATTAAAGAGTTGGTTGGTAATCGCATCCTTCATATATTCACCAGCACTTTCAAATGCTACAATAGAAGGACCTTCTTCACCGAGAAGACCATTAATAATTGGAGCAGCATTTTCAAAATACTGAAGTGCAAATCCATCTGAATAGTAGTTACCTGCGGTAAACAAGTCAGTTGAAATTGCATCAATGAAGAATCCAAGATCTCTTGCACACTTAAATCCACCTGGGGAACTAGTAGTTCCAACACCAGCAATTGATGGACTAAAGTAACCATAATTAATTTCTAAAGTTACATCAGCAGCAGTAGCAGTGGTTCCAAGACCAACAACTGAAGTAACAATTCCAATCAGAGTATCAATGTTATCTTGAACGTCAAGGCAAGAAGCAGCATTACCTGAAGGAAGAACAGCAATGGAAGTACCAGCACCAGCATAGTATGCCTTACCTGAAGAAATACCTACATCTTTGGTGTTAAGTTGGTTGGTAATCGCATCCTTCATTAATTCACCAGCAGTGATGAATCCATAAAGGGATTGAAGTTCTTCTTCATAAAGACCTTCAAGAATTGGTTCACCAGTTCCATCATCAAAGTATTCAAGAATAAATTCTCTTGAATATACATTACCACCAGTAAATATGTCAGTGGAAACAGAGTCTACAAGGAAACCAATGTCTCTAGCACACTTGAATCCACCAGGAGTGCTAGTAGTTCCAATTCCTGTCTGAGCAAAGAATCCTACGTTTCTTGTAGAAGCAAAGTTTGCAGTAGTTTCATTAGTAATAGCAGTTGTAACAATTGCTACGAGGTTCTCAATGTTTGTCTGAACGTCAGCACAAGCAGCAGTATCAGTATTTGAAGAAGCACCAGTAGAAGTAGTAATACCCAAATCTTTAACAGTAAGATTATTGGTGATTGCCAACTTCATTCTGTCTCTAGCATAATTAAATGCGTAAACAGATTGTACTTCTTCACCTTCAATTGAAGTTGAAGTAATTGATCCATTTGCAAAATACTGAAGAGTAAAGTCTTGTGCGTAAGAGTTACCACCAGTAAGAATATCTGTTGAGATTGCATCAATGAAGAAACCAAGGTCTCTCCTACACTTAACTTCAGCAAAGTTTAGTGAAGCACCAAAGTTATTTCTAGTAGCAGTCCAAGTCTCATTTACAATCTGCTCTTTGTTCTTCTGAATCAGACGATAAGCATCGTAGTATCTTGATCTTGCGTTAGTTACTTCATCTCCGGGGAATACCCAATCAGTTGGATATTGATCGTAATTAAGAACAATACCACCGATAGACTTATCAATAATCTCTTGTCTATTCTGTTGAATTAGACGATATGAATCATAGAATCTTGATCTCTCATTGGTTTGAGCATCATCTGGGAAGTAGAAATCAGGATATGAAATTGAAATAGAAGCAAGTGACTTGTCAATAATCTCTTGTCTATTTTGTTGGATTAGACGGTATGAGTCGTAGAATCTTGATCTTGCTGTAGTCTGGTCATCTCCAGGGAAGAAGAAGTCTGGGTTATCAATCGCAATCGCAGCAAGTGACTTATCTACGATTTCTTGCTTGTTTAACTGAATGAGACGATATGAATCAAAGAATCTTGATCTTTCATTAGTCTCCTCATCACCTGGGAAGAAGAATTGATCATAGTTAAGAGCAATCGCAGCAAGTGATTTATCAACAACTTCTTGCTTGTTTTGATTAATTAAACGATAAGCATCATAGAATCTTGATCTTGGGTTAGTTTCTTGATCACCTGGGAAGAAGAAATCTGGATATAAATCATAGTTAAGTGAGATAGCAGCAAGTGACTTATCTACAATTTCTTGCTTGTTCTCAAGAATTAAACGGTATGAATCAAAGAATCTTGATCTCTCATTGGTTTGAGCATCATCTGGGAAGTAGAAATCAGGGTGATATAAAGAAATAGTGGCAAGTGATTTATCAATTAACTCATCCTTATTAGCATTAATTAGATTGTATGAATCTTTGAATCTATTTCTGCTTGAATCTGGGAAGTAGAAATCGGGATGATCAATTGAAATAGAAGCAAGTGAACGGTCAATGATTTCCTGTCTGTTCTGCTGAATCAGTCTGTAAGAATCAAAGAATCTTGATCTTGCGTTTGTTTGCTGATCATTTGGGAAATAGAAATCAGGATGATCTACAGCAATTTGAGCAAGTGAACGGTCAATGATTTCTTGCTTATTCTGCTGAATTAGTCTATATGAATCATAGAATCTTGAAGATGAATTAGTCTGATCTTCTCCAGGGAAGAAAAAGTCTGGATGATTAAAGGCAATAGCAGCAAGTGACTTATCAAGAATCTCTGTTCTGTTTGCCTGAATAGATTCACTTGCATCTACATATCTTCCAGGAGCAACAGTTCTTGCTTCAAATACATATCCATAATTACCTGAAGGATATTCTAATTCTATAACACCACCATCAGAATCACAAGTAAATCCAAGACCGGCAATGGTAACACCCATCCCGACAACTAATTCATGTGCTCTATCTAATACAAAAGTTGCAATTCCAGTAACATGATCATATGAAGCATCAACTACGTTCATTATAGGAGCATTTGCTTCTAAATTAATTCTTACAGTTGAAGCATCTGTCCCAGCATTTGCAGTAACAATACCAACATACTTAAGACCTGATACACCATCGGCAACTAGTCCAAAGTCACCGAATGATGAGTTTGAGTTGGTAAGGTCGCAACCACCACCAGAATCACATCTAACACCAGTTCCACTACAGATAGTGAAGAGTGATACGAGCTGAGCATATGCTCCATTGAACATATATGCTCCAATACCACCTGGATTAATTTGAGTATAGGAGTCAAGAACCATTGACTTGATAGGACCAATGGCATGTTTTCCGTTAATATTAAGACCAATACTTCCTGGAATAAAGTTAGTGCAGTTCTGAATATAAGGTGATTGATCAATATATGGAACTACTTCAGGGTTAAATGTTACAATTGCTGCTCCTGGAGCTGCTGGTCCAATGAAGGACATTTCAGCAATATAGCATCCATTGTCCAACCAAAATAGGTCTGTTTTATTCTTAGGAGTTACAGTTACTTCTCTAAGACTATCTCCTACAACAGAAACGTTATTTGGAAGTACAATTGGGTTATCTTCTAGATAAACTCCAGCACTAATTTTAATAACTGTTCCTGGGACAGACTCTGCGACGGCAGCTTTAATGGTTCTTTTTGCGTCTCCGAGCTTTTTGCCTGTGTTGTTGTCGTTACCATCTTGTGTTACATATAGAACATTTATTACTGTTGCTCCAGCACCGACCCTTATAATGTCAGTACCAATTCCTGGCCTTTCTCTGGCCATATAGACTTCACCATCAAACGTATTGATGGCTATTTCGCCTAAAGGAAGATCTGATACAGTTGGAATCTTATTTGGAACTGATGATCTCTTAAATCTAATCTTAGGACTTGCCATTAATCCCTTAAGTAATTTTTCTCGTTGATATTATTTATCAAATAAATGCTTCAAAGCCCGTAGGCACCGCAGTCAATAGAAATATTTGTCAGTAATCTTTCACCATCTTCACAATCAATTACTTGTGATTGTCCTGCACAATCATTTATCCAAAGTGCTCCAACTTCTAAAGCAGCATATGCTTCCGCAACGACACTATTTCCCACCAAAGATGCTTGCCTTACAAACTTCATTCTATCATCATCATTATCATAATACATTGCTGCTTTTTCCGCAGAACTAGTAGCAGTGTCAAAATAATTTAATACAATACCAACGTCATTACCTAAATCAGCAGAAGGAGGTACTAATTCATTAGTTTCTGGATCTATGACTAATCCAAGTTCAATTAATGGATCTCTTAAAGTAAAGGATTCTGAATCAACCAAAAATCTTCCACCATCAACAAATAAATCACCTGTAATATTAGCATTTCCAATAACTGTTAATACAGTTTCAAAATCAGTGTAGTCTCTTACACCAATAGTTAGTTCCCTTTGAGTAGGACTTAAATACTTTGCCATCTTTTCTACAGGAAAGTGTTTTTATTTCTAGATATTATTTAGGTATTAATATTCGCCAGCATCAACATCGATTCTATTATCAAGATCTTCATCAAGTTGATCAAGGAATTCATTTGGCAATCCTTCTTCAGTCTCTTCAGTAACAGATGCTCTGAGAACTTCATCTGGGTTAACAGTTTGGTAAGTTCTAGTATCTGCATCGTACATAATCACATACTTGTCTAAGACACTTAGATCATTAACATTTGCAAGATCTCCAAGTGTTAGATTTTCCAATTCATTACTTAGTTGATTTAATGCTTCAGCAAGAGCTTCTGGTATAAGAACCTCATTTAAGTAATTTAATACATTTGCAGGAAGTCCATTTTCATCAACAGCAGAACTTAAGATTTCATCAGGATCAACTGCTTCATATTTTCCAGCAGTTTCATCATATCTTATTAAGAAAGTATCTGAAGCAGTGTCAACAGATTCTTTAACATTAGCAAGTCTACCTAATGTTAGACTATTGATATATTCGTAAATAGCAATTACAGCATCTATTAGAGATTGTGGATTCAATACGTCATTGAGATACTCAATAAATCCTTCAGGTAATCCATTAATCAATGCATCTGATAATAACTGATCAGGATCGAAGAATTTATATTTTTCTGAAGCAGCATCATATATCATTACATAATTATCTTGAACATTACTAGTGTCCACATCCATTAAATCTGAAAGTTTTCTTGCCATAATTATCCCTGACCTTGAGGCAACTTTAATTGGATTTTTTGATCTTCTAACTCTAGCAGAGTATGTTGGAGTTACGACTCTGACATTGATTGGTGCCATTATAGGGTAGTGTCCTCTACTATGATTGATCCAGTTACCACTCTGGTCCTAAAATCAAGTTCAGTATTTGTAATAAAGACATCAAAATAAGTTCTTCCTGATGGAAGAGTAGAAGTCATAGTTCTTCCCATAGAAATAGATATTTCACCATCAGCAGTAGTTATGCCGACATTGAAATTATAAGATGTTGGTGAAGTAGGATATTTTTTTAATCTTGCTTCAGCAGTAGTATAAAGAAGGTTTAACATCCCACCATCATCACCAGTCAGATAAAAAGAAGTCTCAAAATCAGTTCCTTTTTCTATTACTAAATTTACGACAGGAACTACAGACATTTTTACTTTCTTATACTATAAAAATATTTATAAATTATTGCTTATCAAATTCAAACATACCGTGTTCTGATCCCCAAATCATTTCTTTTGTTTCAGGACAATAACCTCTATCAATTACTCTATAGGTTCTTTCTCTTAATTCAGACATAGTAAAAAGAAAGGATGTTTTTCCATTCTTTTCAACAATACAATCACATCCAATTATTCTTCCGTAATAAGTATCATCTTTCTTTATGAAAATACAATCACAACCTTCATTTTTTTCCAAGTCTTCCTCTTTAATATTTTCTATATCTTTAAAATATAAAAACTTTCCACCATCCTTTACCTTATAGCTACTAACTACAATTTTCTCATTAATTTCTTTTACCTCCAAAACGAATTGTCTATATGGAGGTTGTTTACGAACACTATACCACTGCTCACCATATATCATACCGTTCGGCAAAAGAACGTGCTTCAGAGAAATTTGAGAATATTGTGAAGGAAAAGAAAATGCTTGTCTTCTATTGTTAAAAGAACCAAGAAGAAATTCTTTAAATTCATCAATCATTTTCGGTACTACCTCTCCTTTGACGACTTGTTAAACTTGAAAAAAGAACTTTTCCAATTGCTGAAATTAAATTACCTTCAACTTCCTTGAATACTTTCATATTCAATCTAAAGGCATTATTTGCTTCAGCAATAATAGAATTTATAGTCCCTTCAGTGAAAGGAAGTGAATCTAAAGTTTTTCTATAATTATCTTTGAACTCTTTTTCATCAGGGATATCTTTAAAGATATAAAAGTTCATACCAGAATCATCTACCTTCAAAGCCGTTTGAGCAATCTTTTTGAGTACCTGACCACCAGATAAATCACCAATATATCTTGTATAGTGATGAGCAATTAAAAGTTCTGGAAATACATCAGAAACTTCTTTTATTTTACTAACATATTCCTTACAAGAATCAGTCTGAGTAACACTTTGTTTCCATTCAGGTCCAAAATAATACTCCAAATCTTTTTCTATAGATTCTTTGCGAAAAAGTTCTGGGAAATAAATCTGACTTAAAATTGGATGCTCTTTATGTCTATCAAACTCTTCTTCCATCGCAGAGTAGACGTGATATAAGTCAGATAGCAATTTAACATAAGATTTTTTTTCAACGACACCCTTCAGAAAGCACGTAATAAAACCAGTGTTTTCTGCCATCGTGTGAGATTTTTTTGTTCCTTCTCTTATTTGTTTTGATAAATCGGTCATTCTTTTGCTCCTGAAGATTCGGTTACTTTTCCAAGATATGGATTATAATCAGTAATTTGTTCAATAGTTATATTTGCTCCAGCAGTTTGCCAGAAATTAAGGATTGCATTGTAAGAATTTTTATGAAAAATATCAATATGCTCTGGGTGAATAGTAGAACCTAATTCTAATCTGTAAAGAAGTAATGGTGAAGCATAGGTGCAACCAGAGTTATAAATTAAGTCATCAGCAACAGCTCTAGGCTTTACTCCATTATCAATCTTATATTTACCATCCCTATAATGATTCCGGATTAGTTTTTCAGCGTGGTGTCTTGTAATCACATAACAAGCAGTTGAAAAATCATTTACAAAACGATTGTGAATAGGAACAACAATATCCCCAGTACAAATAATCGCAAGTTGTAAAACATCCCAAGCATAGGGTGCTCTAGCAACTAAATCACTCCAAGTAAAGTTCCAATACTTTACGGTCTCAAGACTACAATCATCTTCCATAATTACGGCATATGGAGAGTCTGAAGTTGTATACCAATGATGGATTGCCTTTAGATGAGAAGTTACACATCCAACTTCACCAGATGACATAAGATCGGGGTATCTTCCTTTTATAATATCACTTAAATCATCTTCTCTACCATCATATGCAGAAATACGAGTATAGTTTTCTATCTCCCAGTATTTAAATTGTTCTTCCATATACTCCTTTCTTTCTGGTTGCCCATCAAGATTTAAGTAATATATTGGACCAAAATTTTTCAGTTTATACGCAGATTTATTTTTATCCATAATATTTCATTAATTTATTTTAAGAAAAAAGTCAATACTCTATTTAATACCTCATCTTTTTTTGTGTTTTTAGAAACTTCAAATTGATTATTCCAAAAACAAGCATTTCTATAATGTAGGAACTTCTCTTCCAAATGAAGTTCAAATCCATAGTCAGAATCTATATTTTTTAAATCAACATCTTCAAATAAATCAGGATAAACTACTTCATATGGTTTATACTTAAAATTATCAAAAAGTTTATAAGTCCCACCACCAGAATCTAATGTTATTCCATTAATGGATATTGGAAGAAAATTTAATTCAAATCTATTCAAAGATTTCATATTCAAAAATAATAATCCAGGCCAAACATAATTAACATTATTTCTAGATTGAAGAAGTCCAGAAAAATCATAATCATTTAGGTATTCTAAAATATCAAACTCTTCAAGTAAAAATATATCATGATCTAACATTAAAACACAATCTTCCGAATGCTTTGTTAAGATTATGTTTTGATATGTCCAATTAAGACATTCCCCATGATAATAACTCGGAGTATAATTACCTTCTGGAGAGTTATGCTCATAGAAATTTAAATTGTTATTTTTACATATCAATTTAAATTGATCAAGATAATCTGGGGTTCTATAGTTGCAAATTACATTTATTTCATAGTTATTATTTTTTATATTTTTTCTAAGACATTCAACTTGTGTTTCTAAAAAATCTGGTCTATTAAAAGTGAATATAAAAATTTGAATCTTCATTTTTTATTTTTAATCCAATCTAAAACTGAAATAGTATAATTCCATCCAAGATGTGTTTTTATCTTTGATATATCTGCTCTTGAATGAAGAACTTCTCCGATTCTTTCGGGAATTCTAACTTGATAGGATGAAATTAAATCAGCAATATCTGAAATTTTAGTTCCAATACTTGTACCTACATTAAATTCTTCTCCATAAGAAGTTAATTCTTTTTGAGAAGCTAGAATATTTGCGTTAACAACATCAGAAACATGTATAAAATCTCTTGTCTGATAACCGTCTCCAATTATAGTTAATGGTTCACCACTTTCTTTTTGTCTCATAAAGATTGACATTACTGGAGCATATTGTCCTGTTTTATGTTGCCTCTCTCCATATACATTGAAATATCTGAAAATAACTGTTTTCAATCCATATAGTTCATAATACATTTTACAAAGTTGTTCTCCAGTATGTTTTGAGATTGAATAAGTGTTTAGGCACTTAACTGGATTGGTTTCTACACTAGGTAAGAATAAACTATTTCCGTATACTGCAGAAGTGGAAGAAAACATAAATTTATTTACTTTATGAAGTCTAGAGCACTCCAAAACATTCATAGTAGACAAAGTATTATTTGCCATACTTTCATTTGGTTTTTCTACACAATAAGGTATAGAAACATCAGATGCTAAGTGAAAAACATTATCTACTCCCTCAAAATAGTGAACAAACTTATAATAGTTTTCAGATAAATCTTGAAGATAATATTTTGCTTTCTCGTTTTTATAATTAGGTAATACTCTATCTAATACTATAACATCGTGTCCTATTTCCACTAAAAGATCTACAAGATGAGAACCAATAAAACCGCATCCACCAGTCACTAAACTTTTCATATTAATAAACCTTAAAGCAAAGAACATTTCCTATTAATTGATGCTTATAATTTGGATTAATAGTTTTTACAAAATCAATTACATCGTCTAGTTTTAGATAATCAAACATCCAAGTTTCAAAGCACTGAAAATCATCAATCAAAATAACATGATCTTTAATGGGATGATTTTTAATTATTTCCAACTCTTTCATTAAAGGACAAGGATCAATACCTTCCTTTACTGATATTGGACCAAATCCCAAATCCTGTCTAGTTTCATCAAAAGGCATAAAATGTGCATCAAGAAAAATCATTACTTTTTCATTAATTTCAGACAAAACTTTTTCAAGAAAAACTTGAGATTCTTCAACCTCAGCAATTACATTTTTGCCCTTAAACTTTTCTCTTGCATCTGAAATAAAATCTGGATTGATATCGCAGGTATATACCTGCTCAAACCCAGATAAAAGAGCCCTTTCAACTCCATCCCCCTTCCAACATCCGGTTTCAATAAAAACCTTTATGCCTTGATTATATTGAGTAAAAACTTGAACTGAACTTGTCATAAAATTTTTGTCGGTAAAAAATATCCTGGTATACCATTTACGTCTTTCATCTCAATGAGAGGTTTTAATGGTGATTTGAAATTACTATTAATTTTATAATAGTTTTCGTCTTCTGTCAAAATTCTATTGAATAGTTTATTTGAAGTATCTCTACCTAAGGATACTTCACTTATTTTTCCTGTTGTAACAGCACTCCATTCATACTGCCTAAAAAGAGGAGAATCAAAAGAATAAACATTATAATATCTATGAATCTCAGCAAATCCTATATCCAAATGATTCTCTATTTCATAACCAGAGTGATATGAAATACGTTTACATATATCAACATAACAATCAGACAGATACATTATAGCATGAGTTGCAAGCATATTATGAACTCTTACAATTTCATCATTAATTTTAGTAGTATGAACATATGGACCGGAATGATTTAAATATCTCCCCCAATGTGAAATACCAAGATATAAAGCATCTGCATCATCAGGTAGTTCTACACTATCAAAAAATTCTCTATTTAAGGAACAATCATCCTCTAAAATTATGAATGGGGGAGTTTGAGTTTTAAGAATCTCATAATGAGATCGAGCACATCCGATTATTCTCCCTGCCTCATGTCTTATTGCGGAAAATCTTTGGACATATTTGAATCCAAGAATTTTAAGCATTTCTTCTGTTCTTTTTCTTTTTTCATCTTCACCATCAAGATTAATATAAAAAACAGGAATTTCAGTTAATTTAATATTCATAAAATAGAAAGTAGACTTTGAACACGATTTAAATAAGTATGATTCTCTTTTATAAATTCTTGATTATCTTTTAAGACTTCTTTTGTTGCATTTTTAGATGCCTCTTCAGTTTCGGTATAAAGATTATTTAAGTCTTCGTTGGTAGTAATTCTTCCATCAAAAAACTTATTCATTTTAATTGAATTTGTTCCAATCCAACATCCATAACTCAATGCCTTAAAAATTCTACAAGGAATGTATCCATTGTCTAAATGCTGAGGTGGTCTTAAATCGAAATTTAAATAAGATTTTTTTGTAAGATCTATATTTTGATTGTCATCCATAAACCCATTATTTTTTCTACTGCGAATACCGGAATATCCTCCATAATTAACAAACTGCTTTCCATTAGAATCGACAACAGAAGTAATTTTTTGAATATATTCTCCAGAAAGAGATCCAATATAATTTACAGTATCTTTTGTATTATCGAAAAGAACTTGATCTTGAGAATCAATTTCATCCGGAAGAAGATCAGTTCCCCACATTATAACAGCAGTTTTAGTGTCAGGATGATACCAAGAATATTCATCAATATTTTTTACATCATCATTCCAATTATATTGCTCATGATAAACTAAAAGGTTATATACATTATCATGCTCAATTTTATTTTGAGAATGAAATCCATCCTCTATATTGTGAATAAAATATTTTGAAGAATCAACGATTGGAAGATGTCTACGGCAATTATTTTCAGAAATTATGATAGCATCTGATAGATCTTCTTGAGAATATTCTTCACTATCATCATACCATACTACATCATAATCCAAATAAGAAAATGCTTTTGCAAATCCAAGATGTATATAAGAATGTGTATGAGTATGTGGTGGGTATCCCCATATTACTATTTTTTTAGTCATTTTAATTTCTCACTTTAGAATGGTTTTTTTCTAAGGCCATAATTTTAGGATCAAATGGAACATTCCATCCCATTGGATTAAATTTAACTGCCTCAGGATAACAATAAGAAGGTGTTAGTTCTAGTGTAGGAGGATTATCAATTAGATATCTATTCATATGACTTTCATCATGCCATACTGCTATTATATCTTGTTGAAAATCTTTTTCGACATTTTCAACTATAGTCTCTGCCATTTTCAAAAAATATTCTGGTTTCCCTCCATTAAATCCACCAGCATAATACATTGACCCCTCACCATAGGGGACATAAGCAGTAGATTTAGGACGACGTTCATATGAAAATTCATCTTTATTTTTAAACCAGAATCCAGGATGTTGAGTAGCAACTAAGTCTCCCAAAACTTCATCACCAACCTTGTCAACAATTCTCATATCAACATCCATATAGAAGCAATAATCAAATTGAGAAATATATTCTTTTTCCTTTACAAAGTAGTGATACCTTTTTAAAGTTGGAATAGGCCAAGGTTCGTGTTCAATTTGAGATATTTTTACATTATCAGAAACTTCTTCAATTTCATGATTAGTAAAAATTAAGGCAGAAATATCATGACCATTTAAAAAGTTTTCTTCAACTGAATTTAAAAGTTGCTCTACAAATTGAATATATTTGTTTGTAGCAATGTTAAGTATACAAATTTTCATAGGACTTTTTTAATTTTTTTCTATTTTATTTCTAATCAAAACAAGTAATTTATCATTATCAAAGGGATATGTCATTTTATTATTATGATCTGTTTCAATAAATGACATATTACTAAAATACATTGTGTGATTATAAGCTGAAATTTCTTGATAATATTGAAATTCATCTTTGGAACTATCTATATCCTCAATGATTAAATATCCTCCAGGGTTTAAATAATTGTAAGCAGTTCTAATAACTTTTATTTGATCCCAAAATTGATGACTAGCATCGTCAATAATAATATCAAATTTTACTCCAGTCTTATCAAAACATTCTTTAATAGAATCTTCTGAAGAAGCATCCATTTGGTCATAATAAACATTTTCCAAATTCTGACCTCTTGCATATTCCAATAAATCAGGATTGCTATCCCACGCATAAATGTTTGCATTTGAAAAATACATTCTCCACATTTGAATAGATGCATTTTTCAAAATACCTATTTCTCCAATATTAATTTCTTTATATCTCATCGAAGAAAAAAGAATATCATAAAAAGGAGTATATCCATGTCTCCATTGACCAGAATTGTATGGAGATTTATCTGATTGAAAAAGAGACCCAAGTTTACATAAATCAGTGTTAGTATTATTAGAATTAAAAATAATTTTATTAATAGTCATATTAACTTCAATGTAAATAGAGCATAAACCATACTCTTTTTTTCTAAAAATCCAATTTCACTAAATTTTGTTTCAATATTCAATTCTTTAAATGATTTTTCAATTAGGTTGGGTAGAGTGTATATAGAAAACCAATAATTGTGATCTGGATGAACTGATTCCAAATAATAATCTTCTTGATCCGTATTTGCTTTAAATTGACTTTCTACAAAGGCATTTGGTGCAGTTATAAGTATCTCTGTATCTTCTTTTACATTTTTTAAAATAGAATGTAAAAATAATTCTACATTATTTACATGTTCTATTGTTTCTGGTATTAGTAAAAAATCATATTTTTTATCTGGGATTTCAAAAAACAAAGTATCATTTTTAAATAATCCACTATCAATCATTTTAGTGATTGTTTCTTTATCTTTATCAAACCCATCAATAGTATCAATGGTTTTAGACAATGAGTAATGTAAATTTGTATTTTGATTGTATATCGGCCAATCAGCACAACCATAATGAAGAACTGTTTTGTTTTTTAACTTTTCTTCAAAAAAATTCAATCTAGATATTTTTACATTATTTGTTTTTACTTTTTGAATGTAAAAATTATTAAAAGATCTTTTTATAATATCTGTCATTTAAATAACGATCCAATCAGAACAATAAAGGTCTTTTGTATCCTTAGTTTCTTTGAGTTCACCAGCAAACCATTCTTTAGGAGCAATTACTTTTTTACTTTTTGCTAACCATGCTCCCCACCAACTATAAGAACTATTTGCGATAATGTGATAATCACACATAGTCATAATACAAAGATCAGAAATAGGATCTTCTCCTTGAGATAAAAAGAATCTATCATCTGAAAAGATTTCTTGATCATTGCACCACTTATGGTCGTCAGAAAAAATTATAACAGGAATCTGACTGTCAAAGTGAGATAGTGCTTCTGTATAATACTCTAAAGGTTGAACTGGATGATTAGGATTAGTTAAATAATCTCCTCTACGAACGTGTAGGGAAATTACTTCTGTATCCATAAAGTGCTCATTATAAAAAGATTTGCAATCAGACAAAATTGTATCTTTAAAAGTATAATCTTCTCTAATTTCATCTTCAATATGCTTGAAATATTTTTCAGTTTGAAAATATCCAAGTAAATCAGTTCCGTCTTCGCAAGTATTAAAAAACTCTTCATTAAAATCAAACCGTGATTCCATAACCACCTTGTTTGATGTAAGATTTACATTATTTTTACTTTCTAAATCAAACACATCATAAATGCAAACACGATCTTGTCTAACATTTGCATCAAAAACCCCAAATACATCCTTTGGGGGAATACAAAAATCAAATCCACGATTTGCAGCAATTCCTTTCAAAGAAGCATATTGAAACATTTGATTGGCAAGTCTGCCAAGATTTCCAAGATTATTAAATGATAACATTTTCTTTAAACCACTCGTATGTTTTAGTAATTCCAGAATAAAGATCAATATTTGGTTTCCAACCCAATGCCTTTATCTTTTCAATATTTAGAACCTTTCTTGGAGTTCCATTAGGCTTAGATTCATTCCAAATAATTTCTCCTTTATATCCTACAATGTCACTTATTGTTTCAGCAAGTTCTCTAATAGTAATATCTTCACCAGTGCCGACATTAATGTGATCTTCACTATCATAATCCCGCATACAAACAAAACAAGCATCTGCTAGATCATCTACGTGAAGAAATTCCCTCATAGGAGTTCCATCTCCCCAGCATTGAACATAAGGAAATTGTGAAACTTTTGCTTGATGAAATTTAGCAATAAGTCCTGGAAGAACGTGAGAACTTTCTAGATCAAAATTATCATTAGGACCATATAGATTTGTTGGCATTAATGAAATTGCATTAAATCCATATTGCTTACGATATGCCTGACACATTTTAATTCCTGCAATCTTAGCAATCGCATAAGCATCATTTGTAGGTTCTAGAGCACCAGTCATCAACTGATCTTCAGTAATTGGTTGAGTTGCAAACTTAGGATAAATGCAAGATGAACCAAGAAATAAAAGTTTTTTAACACCAAATTTTCTAGATGCTTCTATGATATTTGATTGTATCATCAAGTTGTCATAGATGAAATGAGCAGGATAATCATTGTTAGCACAGATGCCTCCTACTTTAGCAGCAGCAAGATAAACATATTCAGGTTCATTAATTTGAAAAAATCTTTCCACTTCTTCTTGCCTTCTTAGATCCCAATGAGAAGAAGGTGATGAGATAATGTTTATATACCCTTTCATATGAAGCATACGGACAATGGCAGATCCAACCATTCCCGTATTTCCAGCAACATATATTTTACTATCAGCGTTCATTTTTACACATATCCTCCACTAATTGATCAAATGAAATTTTTGGTTCCCATCCAAGTTTTTGTTTTGCTTTTGTTGCATCTCCTAAAAGAGTTTCAACTTCAGAAGGTCTAAAATATTTTGGATCCACTATTACACGCACTAATCCAGTATTCTTATCAATTCCAATTTCATTACCATAAACATCAAACTGCCATTCAATATCCATTCCAAAGTAAGGTGCTGCTCTCTCGACAAACTCACGAACTGAATATTGCTTTCCAGTAGCAATTACAAAGTCATCAGGATCATCTTGTTGAAGCATCAACCACATTGCCTCAACATAGTCCTTTGCGTGTCCCCAGTCTCTTAATGCATTCAAATTTCCCAGTTTAAGAACAGTTTGCTTACCTTCAGACATTGCCTTAAGACCTCTTGTAATCTTACGAGTTACAAAAGTTTCACCTCTTCTTGGAGATTCGTGATTAAAAAGAATACCTGTACAGGCATACATTCCATAAGATTCACGATAGTTTTTCGTAATCCAATATCCATAAACCTTAGAACATCCATAAGGTGAACGTGGATAAAAAGGAGTGGTTTCAGTCTGAGGAATTTCTTGGACTAAACCAAACATTTCAGAAGTTGATGCCTGATAGATACGAACTTTATCTTCAATTCCCAGGAGACGAACTGCCTCAAGAATACGAAGAGTTCCAAGACCATCAACCATACCAGTATATTCTGGCATCTCAAAAGATACTTTTACGTGACTCTGAGCACCCAGATTATAAATCTCATCTGGTTGAACTTGCTGTATAACTCTTACTAGATTGGTAGAATCAGTAAGATCACCATAATGAAGACGAATGCGATTATAAATGTGATCAATGCGATGAGTATTGATAAGGGATGCTCTTCGGATAATCCCGTGAACTTCATAACCTTTTTCAAGTAATAACTCAGCGAGGTAAGATCCATCTTGTCCTGTAATTCCTGTGATTAGTGCTATTTTCATACTCTACCAAAATCATCCTCAAAACGTTCGATATCTTCCTCTAAACAAAAATCACCGTGCTGAACTTCAATCAAAGTAATCCCTGTTGATCCACCTTTTAATCTGTGCTTTACAGTCTTTGGAATAAAAACAAAATCTCCAGTTTGGATTTCTCTAGTATTTTCCCCAACTTCTACCAAACCATCACCTTGAACAACTGTCCAGTATTCATTGCGATGATTATGCAGTTGTAAAGAAAATCTAGAATCTGGGTTTAAATAAATTCTTTTAACTTTATATTGGGGAGTCTCTGAAAATGATTCTTCATACCAACCCCAAGGTCTTTCAATTCGTTGCATATGTAATCAATAATATCCATATATGTATCATAACAAAAAAGATGGGCATTGTAAACCCATCTTTTTCAGCATATTCAGGTCAACTTGACTCCACCAGTTCTGTTTAAGTCCATCCGTGACTAATCATCAAACTTCAACTACTTCAAGATCCTCATAAAGATAATCAATTAGCATTTCGTAATCGTCTTCAGGATCACCTGAAAATACAACTCCATTTTGCTCATAATAACGTTTTACTTTTTTGTAAAGTTTTGGATTTTTCACATCAAGGTAAAATTCTCCATTAGCAGCAGCACGAAGAGTATTTACGTCTTTTTTAAATTTTGAAGTAAGAGTCATTTCCTTAATTGGTTTACCTGAATAGTATAGGTCTTTGAGAGGTAAAAGTCAAGTGGTCCAGATTAGCAACCGTCTTCGTGCTCTGTGTGAATGCGAATAATGTCATCGAGTTCTTCGCAATTATTACCACAAGGAACAAGAACTGCTGTTCCATACTCACCTTCAATCATAAATGACTCACCATTTTCTACTCTTTCAATAAGTTCATCAAAATATATTTGAAATTGCTCTACTGTAAAACTTTCCATTTATCAATTTTTCTAATAAGGTTTTAATAATTTATAAAAGTTTTGTTTTTAAAATATCGGGCATAAAGGATTTGAACCTTTGACCTTCCCGCCCCAAACGGGACGCGCTACCAAACTGCGCTAATGCCCGGTATATTATATATCATATCAAATGCTACATTATCATATCAAATGCTACATTTGATGTCAAGTGCCATTGATAAACTTTTCATATTTATTTTGAACCTCAGAATCTACCTGACTTAGGTTTCCCAAAGGAGGCATCCAATTTTCTTTGATTACATAATCAGCAAACCTATAAGAATAGGTTGATATTGGTATTCCTAATCTGCGAAGAGAACTTAAAATAAATGCTCTTTGCTGAAGAATATTACTATCCATTGCTTAAAAATTTATTCATAGGATCTTTTTTGGATTTTACAATTTCACAAGCTCTTTTGTAAAAGGCATTATCAAGATTTCCAGATTCTTCAAAAATTTGTTTTATTTTTACCCAGTTGGCGTAAGTATGATCGTCCATTGGGTTTTATTCGTAGATATTATTATATAATAAATCTTATATTTTCAGTGTCAACAAAATATGTTCATTTTGTAACACTGTTGAAGAAATTATTAAATTAGTATCATATAAAACGGAAAGAACAGGAATCGAACCTGCGAGGGTGTTATCCCCAGCCGCTTTCAAGGCGGTGTCCTCGACCAACCGGACTCTTTCCAATAAAAGTCCTCAACGGACTTCAAAATCTAAACGACGAACTTTACGTTGTCTTCTTGCCTCCTGCCACATAATATCCTCATTTGTAAGAATATTATTTTTTTGTTTTTTATTTGGAGAGTTTAGCATGACTATTTGAGATAGGTCAAGTGCAGTAATGTTAGTGTTGTTTCTTATAGTTGCCATATTAGGACAACCACAAGAAACTGTTTTTGCTGGACGACCTTCTATTTCTTTATTGCAAGATTTACATCTGATTCGTAAATTTTCCATAATATTCTCATATTTTTCTAATTATTTAGAACTGGGGTGGCAGGGATCGAACCTGCGACCTAGATGTTAACAGCATCCCGCTACTACCGCTGAGCTACACCCCATTGGGAGCGAAGGGTGGAATTGAACCACCTACCCGAAGCTTATGAGACTTCTGTGCAACCGTTACACTTCTTCGCAGTGAGACAATCATAAAGTATATATACCAGATTGTCAAGTGGGAGATACTGGAATCGAACCAGTGACTGCTTGCTTGTAAGGCAAGAACTCTACCGCTGAGTTAATCTCCCGATAGGTGATCTCTCAACCATCTTATAATACCCTATAAGATTTAATTTGTCAAGTCCTAAGATGAAAATGGCACTCTCTGCAGGATTTGAACCTGCGACTTCTTGGTTCGTAGCCAAGCACTCTATCCAGACTGAGTTAAGAGAGCACATGCCCGTGATAGGAGTCGAACCTACACTGTATGGATTCTAAGTCCACCCTCTCTACCAATTGGAGTACACGGGCATAGGCGAAGGGCCAGAGACTTGAACTCTGATCTTTGGTTTTGGAGACCAAGATGCTACCAATTGCACCAACCCAACATTTGGTGTCCGTGAGAGGATTTGAACCTCCAACACCTACCCCCTCAAGGTAGTGCCTCTTCCAGTTGGGCTACACGGACTGGCTGGGGAACTAGGAGTCGAACCTAGATAAACACGGTCAAAGCGTGGTGTCCTGCCTTTAGACGATTCCCCATTGGAGTTTCAGGTCGGAATCGAACCGACGATTAGAAGTTTTGCAGACTTCCGCCTTACCACTTGGCTACTGAAACAAGAGCCCTCAATCGGATTTGAACCAACGACCTACTCATTACTAGTGAGTTGCTCTACCACTGAGCTATAAGGGCGGGGTGACGTGCGGGAATCGAACCCGCATACCTGGATTCACAAACCAGTTCCTTAACCATTAGGATAACGACACAGTGGCTGTGGGTGGATTTGAACCACCGACGACTTCCTTATGAGAGAAGTGTTCTACCCCTGAACTACACAACCTGGCGGAAGATGTTGGGATCGAACCAACGGAGGTTTTACCCTCACGGTTTAGCAAACCGCTGCATTAACCACTCTGCCAATCTTCCAAGTAGGGAGAAGGTGGAATCGAACCACCATTGCCAAGGGACGGAATCGAACCGTCTCTGATACCGTCGTACCCACCGTCCAAGGTGCTCTCCCAAGTGGAACCGACAAGATTTGAACTTGTGACCGCTCGGTTATCAGCCGAGTGCTCTACCACTGAGCTACGGTTCCAAGAGGGAACAATCGGATTTGAACCGATAACACCTTGATCTTCAATCAAGTGCTCTACCAATTGGAGCTATGTTCCCGAATCTGAGAGGCAGGATTTGAACCTGCGACCTGAGCGTTCCAAACACCCAGCTCTACCAAACTGAGCTACTCCCAGATGATGGAAGGGGTATCCCACAAGGTGATGATTTAAAATCATCGGGCAGAAATCCCTTCCCAATTCCAGTTATTACTACAACATTCTTCTGCAAACTGGCAACCTCTGAAGAATGCGTGGGATTTCTCCCAATTGCTCCGACTGGAATCGAACCAGCGACCAACCCCTTCGACGGAGCTGCTCTACCACTGAGCTACAGAGCGGTTCAGTTTATCAATACTGCCCACACACAAAACTGAATAAGTGTAGGGACGACGACCCTAACGGGATTTGAACCCGTGATAATACCGTGACAGGGTATCGTGATGACCACTTCACTATAGGGTCAAGGTGGGAGGAACAGGATTTGAACCTGTGAAGGACAGAGCCGTCTGATTTACAGTCAGATTCCTTTAACCACTCGGAAATCCTCCCACGATGGGACATCTGGGATTTGAACCCAGGACTAACCGATTAAAAGTCGGATACTCTGACCTGACTGAGTTAATGTCCCATTAAAAATGTAAAGTTATTATGTGTGGAAAATATTCAGTTGTCGATGTTCGGTGTGGTCTCTCGACCACTTGATTAGAATACCACCGTTTGGTCTCTTGGGGAGTAGGTGGTGGACACTTGTGAAACCGTCACAAGGCAAAGAAAAAGGGGAGGAAACTTTGAGTTTCTCTCCCCTGTGTGTTTTGCTTTTATGGTTGGTCTTACATTTGACCTACCATACACGCAAACAGGGGAGTACCCTCAATATGCCAATAACGGCAATCAAGGAGACTAAACTGTTTTGTGGGCATTTGGTAGGTCATTGTTCTAATCAATTATGTGTTTATTTATAAGACTTTTTTTTCAAAAAGTCAAGAGCGGGGTATCGGAATCGAACCGACGACATCTAACTTGGAAGGATAGCGTTCTACCGCTGAACTAACCCCGCATTTAAGACAATCTTACATTATATAGTAGAGATTGTCAAGTGGAGAATAGGAGAATCGAACTCCTAATAAGTGCTTGCAAAGCACCCGTTATACCGTTTAACTAATTCCCCTGGCGTCTCAGGAGGGACTTGAACCCCCGACCAACTGCTTAGAAGGCAGATGCTCTATCCAACTGAGCTACTGAGACAAGAGATGACTTTGACAATCATAAGTTATTTAACCTAGATTGTCAAGTAGGAACGGAGAGACTTGAACTCTCACGGGTTATTCGCCCAACGGATTTTAAGTCCGGTGTGTCTACCAATTCCACCACGCTCCCATAAAAAGACCAAAAATGGTCAGTGGAAATGCCGGGGCTTGAACCCGGAACCCCAGACTTATAAGGTCTGTGCTCTGACCAATTGAGCTACATTTCCGAAGTGAGACAATCATAAGGCATAACCCTGAGATTGTCAAGTGCCCCCAGTCGGATTTGAACCGACAAGCCGAAGCGGTTGATTTTGAGTCAACTGTGTTTACCAGTTTCACCACAGGGGCAATAAAGACAATTATAATCAATTGTCAAGCCCCCGACTGGATTTGAACCAGCAACCTTCTCATTACAAGTGAGATGCACTACCGTTGTGCTACAGAGGCGTATTTTCAAGATTCAAGTGATCCTTCCGATCACTTATTTAGAATACCACTCTCAAGGTCAAGAGTCAAGTCCTTTGTACCAGATTCAGAAGTGGCAGGACAATCTGAAACCCAAGGAGAACATAATCTCATTTCTCCCCCAAGTGATTTACACTCATCAGAATAACATACAGAACTATCTATATTGTTTTCCAAATAACGAGGTGGAGATATTCTAACAATTCCATCATCTCCTGTCAATCTTTCATAACTACCGATTGCCTCATCAACTTCTCTACGAACTTTGAATTCAAGTAATTTTGGGTCATTATTAATTCTTTCGTTGAGTTGCCTATCAATCTCATTCAAAACATTATTCTCATCAGGTAAGTCAAACTTAATCCCCTTCCTGAGTTCGTTGTAGAACTTCAAAAGGTCTTCCTGACTGATACCACACCTTACGGTAAGAAAAGCAATCCCAGAGGCAATTAGAGCAGCAATTAGAGACCTTTTAGGAGACAGTCTGAAGCTGACTAAGAATTCAGGTATCCTCATAATCCCTAAGTGCTTTCTCTATTGTTCTATCTATACGAAAACGAAGTAATTCGTCATCTTTGATAATATAATCGTTTAGAATATCAACACCAAACTTTAATTGTATTTCATCAATTAGATTGAAAAGAAACTTACGGTCTACGAATGGAAGTAGGGATACAACATCTACAGTTCCTTTCAGAAGAAATCCAAGTCTTACATAATGAAAGATGGTTCTTTTTTCTGGTCCGTGTTTAAATTCAAAAATATTAAACTTAGATTTCTTGGTCATTTAAATACTCCTCGATAGCATTATCAACTATTTCAGAAGGATTAATTTTCTTAGCAGGTTCTCTTAATTTTTTTGTATCAAATGTAATGGTAGGTGTAATATCACCAGTTTCTTCCAACTTAAGTTTCATTCCCAAAGGAGTTCCTTTTGGTTGAATGTTAACCTGATTGTGTGCTTCTAATTTAATCTCACCTAACTCAGTATTCACTTTTAAATACTGAGACTTAGCAACTAAATCAATAATCTCTTCTGGTTCTTCTGGTAGATTACTCATTTAACGGTGCGAGTTCTGATAGGTCTTGTTCTTTTGATGGGTCATATGCCCAAGCATACTGATTTGCGAATAAGTATTCACTTGCGGTTAAATTATGTCCTTGAACATAAACCTCACCTAATACTCTTCCATACTTTTCAGACTTATTAGGATTTTGAGTTGCTACAATTACTTCTGTTCCAGAGTTGATATACTCTTGTAGCTTGTCTTTTGCTCTTAATCCATATTTCTTTTCTTCTTCATTTAGTGTTCTTAATGAAGGAGCATTAATGTTACTTAAACGAATAAATTGTTTTAGAAAGATATTAAATCCTAAGTCAATTGATGCTTCAATAGTATCACCATCAATTACTCTTATATCTTTAAGATTATATGTATACATAAGACTTTAGCTTCTTATATATCTATAATATTATATTACTTATCATCGGTCACAAACCTATTATACACAGTTTTGATACTTGTGTCAACCGTATGCTTTTCTGGCAGTAGAAGAACTTGGAAGACCTTTAGATGCCCTTCTTACAGCAGCTTTTGTATGTCTTTCTGTTGATGGTTGAAGTCCTTGTTTTTGCGGATCTGTTCCAGTTTCTTTAGTATCCTTGTCTAAAGTTCTTCTCATTTCAGTTCCAACTCTACCAATTACATTTGCTCTAGTTGCTGTTCCTCTTCCCCCAACAATTCCTTTAGAAACTTCAGATTTTTTTTTCTGAAGTAATTCAGTATATTTTGATTTTGCTTTTTGTTTTGGACCAAAATCCCAAGGAACATATGCTTCAACAATCTCTTCTCTCCACTCTTCACTCATATTAACCATAATGACTTCTGCTGCTTCTGGAGTTTCGGCATAACCTTCATCAAGAAGGTGTGAGAGAATGAGGTCGTAGAGGTCGTAACTTTCATTTTTTTCTTTTTTTTGAAGAGGTCTATCTTGTTCTGATCTTCCCCACGCATCAACTTTTGGTTGTCCTTTTATTCCCCTACCACCTCTTTTAGTTGGTCTATTAACATATTTACCATCTCTAATTGATCCCTCTACGGGACGTTGCTGATTTTCAACAACTTGCAAATATGCTTCTTGAAGATTGTGAAGTTCTTGTGCATCCATTTTACAATTACTTTTTAGGTATTTATAAAAAAAGGAGTGCCGAAGCACTCCTTAGAGTTGTATTTAGTTTTTTATACTCTTGAATAACACACCCGAGCAACTCCTTGACTAGGAGATGCGATAGAAGAAAATGCCCCATAAGAAAGGTCTAACGACCTTCCTGCTACAAATGGTCCTCTATCATTCACACGCACAACTACAGATCGTCCATTAGATGGGTTTGTAACTCTTATACGAGTTCCAAAAGGCAATGACCTATGAGCAGTTGAAAGTCCATAAGCATTAAATCTTTCCCCGTTTGCTGTGGTTGCACCGTGGAATCCATCATTTACTCCATAAAAAGAAGCAAATGTGCATCCTGCTGCTTGTGCTTCAAATGGAATCGCACTGAAAAATGAAATAGTAGTAATAGCAAATACTTTTTTAATTTTTGATAGCATTTTAAGTAATAGAACTCTACATCAGTCTTAAGATAATAAAATTATCTTTAACTGCTCATTTTATGAATCAACTTCGGTTAGAACTAACTTATTTGCGTAGTTATACGCATAGTCAGTTCTTGCTCCGTGATGACCCCAACGAATCCACTTTTGAGCAAGACGCATATACTGTTGAATAGTCTTTCCTGGTGTCTTCATATAAGGTTCAATCATCTTCCAGTCACCCTCATGCAACATATAATCAAGTTGAGCATCTAGTGAGGAAGGATTAGCACCAATACGTGCTGCGTGTTTCCCTAACCCATAGAACCTTGGGGCATTAGTCCATTGAATTAGACCATATCCACCACTTCTACAGGAGTTGTAGGAAACTCTAGCACCACCTTCGCAGATATTAGGGAAAAATGTTGATTCCTGACGAATGTTTCCCATAATGGTTGCGAGGGCATTTCTATCAGTAATTCCACGACTCTGAAGAAATTCTAGAGTACGTGTTTCGTTTGAATTACATCCTTTACAAACTAGCCTTTTTTCTTTTGGCTTTTCGGGAGCAACCTCTTTGGTCGTTGTCTCCTGGGTTTTGCTTTCTTCCGTTAAAATTGCGATTTGTGGAGTAGCACTTGAAGTAGCATAACCCGGTGTTGGCAATGTTGCCGCTGATGTCGCAACCGCACCTAAAAGAGATACGGCTACAGTTGAAAGGTTTCTTAGCATTAATTTTAATAGAACTCTACATCCGTATAGGTAAAGGAGAAGTTCCCCTTCTCAGGGGCAGTACCCACGGCTCTAAATCAAACTCAAAGACTCATAATAATTACCCTACTCATAATAGGGATTTTACATAATAAGTGATTATTTAGGATTTGTCAATCAACGAACATCGATTTCCTGATCATCCGTCCAATCTTCATTATTAATGGAAATATATTCGATTTCATCCACATCATCAGGAATGTTAATCCATTCATCAAATTCTGAGGCAAGAGCACGAGCATTGCGATGCCTATCTGCCTCGTGCAAAAATTCAATCTTCTTTACTGCCCAATTACGAATATCTGCAAGTTCTTGGTTATGAATAGTCACGACTTCCTCTTTTTCTTCCTCTTGATGTGATTGGACTTCTACTTTTGGTTGCTCTACCTCTGGTTCTGATTCTTCTACCTGAGAATAATTTTCAGTTACAACTACTTTCCTATCCTCCTTTGCGAGATTAGCAGCAAGTTTAAATAGTGCCTTAAAAAATTTCATGATCGTAGATGGGTGTATGAGTATTCTATATCAAAAAAGACCCCTTGTGGAGTCTTGTAGACAGTTTAGAAAGTGATTATAGATAGTTCTATTAATATGTATGTTTAATGACCTGGAAATATAACAATCAAGAATTTACAGAAGCACCAAAGGGTATGGAAGGATTTGTTTATATTATTACAAATCTAACCAATAATAAAAAATATATCGGTAAGAAACATTTCTGGACTCGTCAAAAAGATCGTAAGACAGGTCGTAGAAAAACGAAAGAAAGTGATTGGCAAAAATACTTTGGATCTTGCGATGAACTAATTGAAGATGTAAAAAATCTCGGAGAAGATAAGTTTCTCCGAGAAATACTTTACTTATGTCCTCATAAGAAATCTATGAGTTTTTATGAGACTATGGAACAATTCAAAAGAGATGTAATCTTCAAAGAGGATTATTATAACACGAATGTTGAAGGTAAGTTTTTCAGTAGTGAAGTAGATAGGATTTATAATATAGTTGGAAAAAGTTTATTATTAGAATAAAAAACTTTAAAGTTTAAATCCAGCAAATGTATCTTTCTTCACATCTTGCTTAATACCACCAACCACATAAGATTCAACTTCTGTTTCCTGGGGAGCAACTTGAAGACCCTTAGAAGAAATCCAATGTTGCGTCCAAGGAAGTGGATTATTATTCGCAGGAATATCATAAGCAGGTTTGAGACCAATTGCTTTCATACGACGATTAGCAATCCATTCAACATACTGCTGAAGAAGTTTATCATTAAGTCCAATCATAGAACCATCTTTGAACAGATAATCTGCCCACTTCTTTTCTTCATTTACAGCACGATCAAACATTTTATAAACCCACTCTTCCTCTTCTTTTGCAATTTGTTGCATTTCAGGATCATCACCTTCTCTCCACTTATTCAGAATGTTCTGAGTAAGTGCTAGGTGTTGATTTTCATCTCTAGCAATTAGGGAAATAATTTTTGCACTCCCCTCCATAAGTTTGAGTTCACCAAAAGCAAAACTACAAGCAAAACTAACATAGAAACGAATACCCTCAAGAATATTAACGTTTGCAATAGCTCGGTAGAGTTTTCTTTTAACATCATTGAGATCTTCTTTAGCGTAATCAACTCCCTCAAGTTTGTGTTTCCATGATTCAGAAGTGCCATAAGATTGTGCTGAATTAATGAATTCATTGTATGATTCTGTAACGCTTTCTGCACGTTCTAGAATTCTTTCATCATGAATAATAGTGTCAAATACATCTGAAGGATCTGAATATACATTCTTGATGATGTAAGTATAAGAACGACTATGAATCATCTCCATAAATTCCCATACTGTCATACATGCTTCCAATTCTGGAAGAGAACAATATGGAAGAAATGCCATTCCAGGTCCACGTCCCTGGACAGAATCAAGCATGATCTGATACTTCAAATTTGAAGTATAAATGTGCTTTTGCTCGGGACGAAGTGTTTGATAATCTCCTCGATCTTTTTGAAGGGAGACCTCCTCAGGTCTCCAAAAATATCCTAGTTGTTGTGTTGTAAGTTTTTCAAAGATAGGATACTTATAAGAATCGTATCTTTGAACCCCTAATGGTTTACCAAAGAACATTGGTTGTTTTTTTGTGTTGACTTCTTCAGTGTTAAAAACAGTCATTCCTTTAATAGTTTCATGTTCCTTGGTTGCCATAAAATCGTACTGCATACTTCTTCTCTTCTAGATTTAAAAAATTTACCAAATAATATCAAATTTTACAAGACTCACAGTCTTCTTCATTTCCTAATTCAAGAATTTGATTAATTAAAGAATCCACCTTATCTAATTTATCTTCGGTGATTTCGTCAGTTTTAATATCATAAGTGTTTTGATAATAACTTGTTTTCCAACCATACTTATATGTGGTTAAAAGATCTTGTGCCATTATGCTAACAGGAACTTCATTATTGGCATAATTCTCCGGATTATAGGACCAGTTTCCAGAAATCGCTTGATCGAAGAATTTTTGCATAACAGCAACAATATTGATATAACCAGTATTGCTAGGCATATCCCAAAGAAGCGTATAATTGTTCTTAAGTGTTTGATATTGTGGAACAATTTGCTTAAGTGGTCCTTTCTTCGACTTTTTAATGGACAAGTAACCGCGAGGTGGTTCGATTCCGTTGGTTGCGTTTGACACAACGGAACTGCTCTCCGATGGCATCTGTGCGGACAGTGTTGAGTGCCTGAGACCGTGCTCCAGGATGGATGCTCTAAGTGATTCCCAATCATGCTCTAATGGAATGGAAGAAATTTCATCTACGTCTCTTTTATATGTATCAATTGGTAAAATACCATCAGCATATTTGGTACGTCCAAAGTGTTCACAGTGCCCTTTCTCTTTAGCAAGTTGATTAGATGCTTTTAGAAGATAATATTGAAATGCTTCAGAAAGTCCATGAACAGCATCCCATGCCTCCTGAGAATCATACTTGAATCCAAGTTTAGCAAGGTAATGAGCAAGGCCAATATAACCAATTCCAAGAGAACGACGACGCTTAGTGAAGTTCTCTGCTGCTTTTACTGGATAATGCTGATAATCAATAATTTCATCTAGAGCACGAACTGAAAGATCACAAAGTTCTTCTAGTTCTTCATCAGATTTCACTTTACCGACATTGACCGCAGAAAGAATACAAGTTGCAATTTCTGCATAATTATCATCATCAATATGTTGAATTGGAGTTGTTGGTTCAGTAATTTCCTGACAAAGATTACTCATAGTAATTTGATCCTTATAAGAACTATGAGAATTGCAATGGTCAATGTTCATAATGTAAACACGACCAGTTTCGGCACGTTCTTTTAGAAGGTCAAGAATAAGTTCTTGTGCCTTAACAGTTTTCTTTTTAATTGATGGATCATTTTCATATTTGATATAGAGATCATCAAATTCAGGAAGACCAAAGACTTCATAAAGTCCAGGAACATCATTTGGAGAAAATAGTGTAATATTTCCGTCCTCAATAAACCTTTGATAGAAGATTTTGCTTAATTGAATAGAATAATCCAATTTACGAACACGATTATCTTCTGTTCCTTTATTATTTTTTAGAACAAGAATGTCCTCTATTTCTTGATGCCAGATTGGAAAATGGACAGTAGCTGATCCACCACGGATTCCATTTTGTGTGCAGCATCGTACAGTTGATTCAAACTTTTTAAGGAAAGGAACAACGCCAGTGTGCTGAACTTCTCCACCTCTGATTTTAGAGTTGATTCCACGGATTCGACCCGCATTAATACCAATACCAGCCCTTTGTGCGACATACCTGCCAATAGCCATATCGCTACTAAAGATACTATCGAGGGTGTCATCAACATCAACCAGAACACAAGATGCAAATTGACGAAGGGGTGTTCTAACTCCCGCCATGATTGGTGTTGGGATGTTGATTT